CTATCGCCGCTTGCCGTGGCTGCACCGCTATCGCCGCTTGCCGTGGCTGCACCGCGTGAGCCGCTTGCCGTGGCTGCACCGCGTGAGCCGCTTGCCGTGGCTGCACCGCTATCGCCGCTTGCCGTGGCTGCACCGCTATCGCCGCTTGCCGTGGCTGCACCGCTATCGCCGCTTGCCGTGGCGCTCCCGTTATCGACGTCGGAAAACGCCGGCGATTTCGGATCAATCGGTTTGCAACGAGACGTCGTGTATTCGACCGCCAATTTGATCAGGCCAGCCAGACTCAACTCGGCACCTATCTTCAGCACCGTACTTGCGACCTTCGAGTCTTCTTCGTGACGCGCTAACTGGCCCGATTGCTCGACATGGAAAAATCGGCTGCCAGCTGGCGAGTAGTAGCGAAGGACTTCGAGCGGATATCCCGAAACCGCATGAAACCCAGATTCGCACGCAATCGCCTCGCCAGCATGCGTGTAAGTTTCTCCTTCCGCAAACTGAAAGCCACGGCATGTCATGTCGGAATTAAAACCCTTGATGGATTCAATCGTTTCCTGCTTCTCGTCGCTCACTTTGATCTCCTCTCATTTGCAGTCCTAACCTGACTGCCGAAATAAATTCAGCAAGCCGCCTGACGGGCGGCATCCCCTCGCTGTACTGCGGCTATGCCCTATATCCAAGGGCGAGGAATTCAGTTTTCACGGGAGCGCGCTACGCTATGCAGGGAGCTATCTACAGGTGTTTCCGGGGTTTTTAAACCGCGCCGCAGATATACCGCAACGGGGTCCAGGGATATGATCTATGCGCTGTCAGGCGCTGTCGCACCGAGGCACCCGGCCTTACGCCGATTTACTGTGCAGGGAGCACAGCGCGCTTTCGTAAAAACTGCAGCACTTCGTGAATGACGCTGCGGCCGGTCGCTAACCGGCTATCGACCCCGCATATGCGGTATGCTTGTTCGGACGATTTCTCTGCATCCTAGCTGTTCGCTGCATTTGAACGAATGCAGCCCGGCCGACTGTTTGTGCGCTCTAATCCAAGAGCTTGCGCACCTCACAATGTCATTCACGAAATACTGCTGCATACGCGCCCGGCCACTCCTGGCCGAGCCAGCTCCGGGTCACGCATGCGGTTATCAATCTCACCGTGGATCACTAGCCGAACCACCACGGTTTGATAGGCGCTGATCTTTTCCGGGGTAGCGCGTTGGCCCCGCCATTACTGGTATGCCTTCTAGTCAGGTTAAAGAACGTTGCTCCAACCAGGCGACGCCATGCGCCTGTGCTCCTCTACTGCGGTGCTATTCGCACTGAGAAGCGCGGTCGCTTCTCGCTGCGGACAGTCAATACAACAAAATCACCTTCGTCGTGTAGTCCACAGATGCAACTTCGAGCGGATACGGATCGCCACGCAATTCCGGGCTAAGCTTGATCTCGAACTGCAACTCAATGTTCAGGTCAGGATCGCATTGATCACGACCGTCCGTCGCAAAAGTAACTAGTTGCTGAAGGTTCATGATGGTTACGCCGTCACCGATAGCCAGCCCTTGAATGCCTCAGGCTGCGCAGCTTTCGCCATCAACTTCGCCCGCTGTTTATTGCCGAAGTGCGGCATGTACTTCGAGGCGTTAAACGCGGCGCGCAACTTCTCGCTCGACGTCGACTGCGGAACGTCGATAGGGCCTTTCGGCGATTGAATCGTGCGGATCACGCGCACTTCCTGGATCGGCTGGTTCCGCTTGGCGAGAATCTCTGCTCGCGTGCGCTGCTCGTGCTTCTTGCTCATTTCCATCTCCACTAGTAGGTTGGTGGTGGGGTGTGCGGTGCGATGGAATTCATTTAAGCACACTTAATTTTCAAGCGCAAGCAAAATTTCAGTGCGCTTAATTTCGTGAATGAAAAAAAGCCAGCTCTTGGCTGGCTTCGCTAAGGGAGTGTGGACTTCTAGCGGCGGCGGTACTTACGGTGCTCGACCATTACCCCGATGATATGCAGATGGTCCCGCTCGCTATGTAGGGTGGCAAAGTCGTCATTGAGCGGCACAAGCTCGAACACCATTTCGCCGCGGTCGCTGGTGCCGCGCGGCCGGTATTTTTTGAAGGTCGCCTCTTCCTGCGTATTCTTTGCGACAACGAAGTCGCCAGGCTGGGCAGAGACGGCGGGGTCAATGATGACCTTGTCGCCCTCCTTGAACTCGGGCTCCATCGACGGGCCTCTGATGATCAGCCCAAAAGCCCCGCCAGACAGATCTAGGTCTGTCGTAATAACTTCAAAACCATCGCCCAATGAGAATGGGTCTATCGCCTCGGTCATCATGCCCGCCTGAACATAGCTTATTACGGGGATCTCTCTATATCCCACCGCAGCACGGTCGAAATTGCCGTACGCAGCAGGCTTCTTTTCCGTAATGCTAGTCGCATCGTCAGGCGTCGATTTAACAATCTTGCGCGTCTTTGGTGCAGTGTTCAGCGAATCAGTAAAAGCTGGATCGTGCTGGACCGCCAGCATATCGCCCTTGCCGCTCTGCAACCACTCGGCTGAAATCCTTAAGAACTTCGCTAGGCCAAAGACACATTCCGCCTTGAGTTCGGTGTCCTCGTTGTTCAACCAGAAACTAACGGCTGAAGATGTCACCCCGGCAGCTTGCGCGAGCTCTTTTTTTAGGATGCGCCGGTTCCACGCGGACTCCCTGTCCGTGACCGCATGCATCAGTCGCGTAATTGTCGTTTTCATTTAAGGTAGCTTAACTATTTTTCGCTTAAGGGTGCTTTACCTTTGCATTTAAGTGTGCTTAAATCTAGACATGGACAAAGCACACGACCCTATTGCAAGCCTGATCATCGACGGAAACGGTGGAACGAAAGCTGTCGCCGAACTTTGCGATTGCTCTGACGCCGCCGTTTCGATGTGGCGCACGAAGGGCATGCCGCGTCCGCGCGTGCAGTTCCTCAGACTCGCCAAGCCTAATTTCGATTGGTCTCAAGTCCCGGATGATTATCCGCCCCGCGAACCGAAGCCTGAAATTGCTGAGCGCATCAAGTCCAGTGACGACGCCCAATCCCCCACCGGCGGCACCTCGGATCGCGGGACTAAAGAGATGCGGGAGCGGGCGGCGTAGCGGTTTCTGATGCACGGTATGTAGTCCTATTTTTGTTGGCGTCCTTGTGACGCCTTTATATTCGCGGAGCTTCGAGTGTCCACTCAAGTGTCAACTGTTGATAGTCAGGCAGATTTGCCGCTGATGTGCCGCATGGAACGGCCTCGCACGGTCGATCAGGAGGTCGTCGTCTCGATCTCCGATCAATCCGCACTCGTTCGGAAAGCAATCGAACTGAGCCGTTTCAAGTTCCTCGAAAAGACCTATGCGGGCTACCTCGGGCTCTCGGCCTCCCAGTTTTCGAAGATCAAGAACGGCCGCGATCGCGCCGGGAAGATATGGAACCTTCCGATCACGAAGATTGCCGGCTTTCAATGTCTCGTGGGTCATACCCTCTTGACGCAATGGATTGCGCATCAAGAGGAAATGCTCTACAGCGACGACCTGCGCGAGCTGCATGAGGCTGAAATGAAGGCTGCAGCGTTGCGGGCGAAGATCCTCGGGAGAGCCGCATGACATTCCCCCTCTACATCTTCATTTACCCATCTGTTATGGCTAGAGCCTGTGGGTGGTGGGTATGAGTGCGTGTTTCACTCTCCACTGCGGCGACTGCATGGACGTGCTCAAGACGTTCGCGGATGCGTCGGTCGACTCGATCGTAACGGATCCGCCATATCACCTGACGCAGGCATCGCGCGGCGGCCACGCTCGCACGAACAACCCGGACATGCCGCACGGCCGGCATCGCATCGGTGACAAGGGATTCATGGGTAAGGTGTGGGACGGCGGCGACATTGCGCACCGCGTCGAAATGTGGTCGGAATGCCTGCGAGTACTCAAGCCGGGTGGTCATCTACTCGCTTTCTCTGGTCCGCGGACCTATCACCGCATGGCATGCGCCATTGAGGACGCGGGCTTCGAAGTGCGCGATCAGATCATGTGGTTGTACGGGTCAGGATTTCCGAAGTCTATGGACGTGAGCAAGGCGATCGACAAGGCGGGCGGAAAGTCGGTTGCGTGGTTCGGGCCGTGGTTTCGTGGATGGCGCGAAGCAAACGGCGTTACACAGAAAGCGGTTGCCTCTCTGTTCCCCAGCAAGACAGGTGGCCTAACCGGGTGTGTGGCTAACTGGGAGCTAGGTTTGAACATGCCGACTCCGGAACAGTTCAACCTGATCCGCGATACGTTCAGGCTTCCGTTCGATAGCATCGAGGCGGTGGAACGCGAGGTTATCTCGCGCAGTGAGAACGGCATAGCAGGCGGTAGCGGCCGGCATGCTGGTGAGGAAAAGTCCTATGGCTTCGCTGCTGAATTCGACATTACCGCGCCTGCAACCGATGCCGCGCGCCAATGGGAAGGCTGGGGAACGGCACTCAAACCGGCGCACGAGCCGATTTGTGTGGCGCGCAAGCCGCTGGTCGGAACGGTCGTAGCGAACGTTGAGGCGTTCGGTACTGGTGCACTGAACATTGATGCCTGCCGTATTCCCGGCCAAGCGCAGCCGTTTGGCAATCGGACTGAGGCGGATGGCTGGCGCATGCACAAGCGTCCTGAGGACTGGATGCCAAGCGACATTGGCCGTTGGCCCGCCAACGTCATTCATGACGGGTCGGCCGAAGTACTCGAGGCATTCCCGGATGCGCCCGGCCAGATGGCTGACGTGAGTTATCAGGACGGCGCACGCAAAACGCAAAACGTCTATGGCGCAATGAATCGCGGGCACGAGCCAAGCCGCGATCGCGTGTATGCGGACAACGGCGGGGCGAACTTCGCCATGAAGCCCGGTGCGCGTCGGCTTGATGCCGGCTCTGCTGCCCGGTTTTTTTATTGCGCTAAAGCATCCCGCGCCGATCGAAATGAAGGCCTCGGCGGCAGTGACACGCCCGCAGTCGAAACGGAAGCAACGATGCGCGATCGCGAAACGGCTGATTGGCGGAAGCGCAACGGCAACTTCCATCCGACTGTCAAGCCGACTGATCTGATGGCCTATCTGTGCCGTCTGGTGACTCCGCCCGGCGGGACCGTCCTCGATCCCTTTATGGGATCGGGCAGCACAGGGAAGGCCGCTATGCGTGAAAGCTTCCGGTTCATCGGCATCGACATGACGCCGGAATACGTCGAGATCGCTAAAGCGCGGATTCAATTCGAAGCCGATCGCGTCGATCAGGCGCTAATCGAATCTACTAGGCAAACCGACATGTTCGCGGAGGCTTCATGACTCGAACAGGCAATACAACCGAACTCCAACGCGCCCAGTGGGAAGCCTCCCAGAAACGCCAGGCTGCCCGCTCAGTGTTCGAGCATCGGTATGTCGGTCTGGTCTGCCTAGCGGCTGTTGTGGCTTGTCTGGTTATGGCGGTTTGGGAGGCGGTTCGATGACTTCCGACCAGAAAGCCCTTCGCGCCTGCGCGGACTACGCTCGCCTCAACGCGGAAATCAGGCTGCTTACGAAATCCATCAGTGACGCACTGCACTACTGCAAGGGTGTGCACGGGACATGCGGCATCGGTGACGGCGGCATGAAGTACGGTGATCACGATGACCCGACGCATCTCTCAGAGGCGTTCCGGCCCGATGTTGAGGACGATGGATGGGGCGCCGGCCAGCAGGTTTGGATGACTGATGTCGAGATCCGTGAATACCTCTACGAGAACTGCGCCTGCTGCCTTAAGGCATACGAGTTCGTGCTCGAGCGCAAGGCAGCCAAGAAAGCGCTTGGCGCGGCGAAGCGCGCGATCACCATGATTGGGCGGAAAGCTTTTTAGGACAGTTTTTAATGAAGCGACCGGCTTTCCAGTTTTATCCCGCCGACTGGCGAAAGGACGCAGCGCTGCAAAGCTGTTCCCTGTGCTCGCGCGGATTGTGGGCCGAGATGATGTGCATCATGCATGAATGCGACCCGTACGGAACGTTATCGGTCAATGGCCGAGCTATGGGTGTGCCGCAGCTCGCCCGTCTCGTTGGTGAGCCCGAAAAGGGCGTCAAGAAGCTATTGCAGGAACTTGAAGACGCAGGCGTATTCAGCCGTGATTCCGATGGCCGGATCTTCTCCCGGCGCATGGTTAAGGACGAACGAATTCGCAATGTTCGCGCAGAAGGCGGCAAGGCGGGTGCCGAACACGGTGCAAAAGGTGCTGAATTTGGAAAAAAAGGGGGGAGGCCCCCAAAAGATAAGGGGGGTTTAAAAACCCCCCTTACGGATGGAGAAAATCCCCCCCCTTCTTCTTCATCTTCTTCTTCAACTACAAACCCTTCCGTTACTGACGTAACGGACGCTGACGCGTCGCCGCCAGAAAAACCGGAAGGCGGCGAAGAGATTCCAGGTCTGACGGCCGAGGAAGCGATTTTCAAGATTGCCGTGCCGTGGCTTGTTGAGCGCGGCGTTCCTGACAAGAACGCGCGGTCCCTTATGGGTGCCGCTCGCAAGCAGTTGAAAGATGAAGGCGCGTGGGAGCTTGCACAGCAATTCATGCGCGAAAAACCGGTTGAACCTGCAGCGTGGATTTCTGCTGCGATCAACTCTCGCATGAAACCCAAATCGAAGGCGAACAAACATGGCGGATTCGGAAATCAAGACTATCGGGAAGGCGTTGGGGATGACGGGTCTTTTTAAGTTCCCGTCGCAACCCGCGACGTGCGATAAGCATGGCGACTACGTGGCGTACAAGCACCCTAACGCAACGGATTGGAGCGGCTGCGGCGCCTGTGCAGACCTTGAACAGAAATCGAGGCAGGACGCCGAATACGCCGAGCGTCGCCGCGAAGCCGAGCAGCAGGAAAAGCGCCGGCTCATCGCTGCCGCACAAATTCCCCTACGCTTTGCTGACCGCACGATTGAAAACTTCGTGCCGCATACCGATGGTGCCAAGCGCGCATTGGCGGTGGCCCGGAGCTACGTGCAGGACTTCGAGGAAACCCACAAGGATGGCGCAAGCCTGATTTTCTGCGGCGGCGTCGGCACAGGCAAGACTCACCTAGCGATTGGCATTGCCAACGCGGTGCTCGATATGAAGTTGCGTGTGCGCTTCGTCTCGGTCATGAATGCAGTGCGCACGGTCAAGGAAACCTATTCGAAGGGTAGCGACGATACGGAACGCCAGGCCCTTAACGAGTTCGTCAATCCCGATCTTCTGGTGTTGGACGAAGTAGGTGTGCAGTTTGGTAGCGACACCGAAAAGATGATCCTGTTTGAGATCATCAACGGCCGGTACGAGCAATTGAAGCCGACGCTCGTTATCAGCAATCTTGCCAAAGAGGCGCTGGGCGAATTCATCGGTGAGCGATCAATTGACCGTTTGCGCGAGAACGGCGGTCGTCTGGTGGTGTTTGATTGGGCCAGCTACCGCAGGCAGGCGGCGTAATGGCTGACAACAAAAAACCTCGCAAGCGCTACAACCCGAATCGTTGGCTCGAGCGTGCCGTCACCGCCAATGAACGCCGGATGGATGCAAAGCCGCTCAACGAACAGCGTCAGACCGAAATAGCGCTCGGTCATCACATGTCTTTTGAAGCTCTAATGCGCTGTCCGACTAGCGAATCGTGGTACGACCTTGCCGGCAATCTCAACATGGCCCTGATCCTCTGTGAGCAGGGAATTGGCGTCGAGTACATCGAAGACATCAAGGCCGCGATGATCGGCATGATGCGCGCGATGCGTCGGGCCGAAAGCACTGGCAGCTACGCATTGGACGCCGAGGCGATTGCCGCTTTGAAAATCGCGTTGAGCGTTCATGACCAGCAGCTTGCAATTGCTGACCGCAGTGAACTGCGCAAGGCGGCGAACACGATCATCGGGCGCGTCAAAAGCGGCGACGTGTACGCGGATTTTCAGGCAAAGGAGGCCGCGTGAAAAACGACTGGCTCACAACGGAAATCACCTTGTTGCGTGATCAATACGCGACCGCTTCTTCTTGCGCCGAACTGATGGCACTTTTCCCGCGTCACACTCCCGCATCAGTGCGGCGGACTGCGCGCATAGAGGGGCTGTCGCGCCCGCTGGCCGGTGTCGTTAAGGTTCGTCCGGGCCTTGACCGGATGCTGAAGTTGCTCGAGACGGAGATCGCGCTGACCTCGCGAGAAATCGGGAAGCGTCTCGGCATCAAATATCGCGCCGTCGAAAACCTGAAGAGCCTTTATCGGGACGAGTTTCGCATCGCTGGATGGGAGCCGCCTCCGGGTGCGGGCAAATGGGCTCCCAAATGGGGAATCGCCAACGGTATGCCTGATCTGCCAAAGCCCTTCGCATCCAAAGGCCAGAAGGTCGGGAGAAAAATGGTCAACCCATTCGCCACGGCTTCCGGTCAGGTCTCCGCACCCGCCGGAACGAAAGGCCGAGTCTATAAGCAAGACATGGTGATTCATCTGCATGATGAACTGGAGACTGTATGACTACGACAACCGTCATCGGCTATACGACTGCCGAGATCATCGAATTAATGGGCGGCGCCGGGATCCATTGCAGCCTTGACCGATTCAAGAGGCTTGCGATCGAGCTTCAGCAGCGCGCCATTCGGGCCACGCTGTGCGCTGATGGGCCGGCGGTGGCAACGGTTGAGGAAAGCGAAGGAGGCTTGTGTGACTAAAGGCAAGATCTACATCAGCGGGCCGATGAGCGATATTCCGCGCCTCAACTTCCCCTTGTTCAATCGAACGGCAGTCCGCTTGCGCAACATGCGATGGGAAGTCGTGAATCCAGTCGAGATCAACCCTGATGAAGCGGCGAACTGGCTCGATTGCATCGCGGCTGATCTGCTGGCGATGAAGGGTTGCACGGCAATTTGTCTCCTGCCCGGCTGGACCGAATCCTTCGGCGCGAAGATCGAGCGCATGGTTGCCGACAAGTTAGGGTTGGAGGTGTTTCATCTGGCCGACCTTGTTCCGGAGGAAGCGTGAACCAATCCAAAATCCGCCGTCTCATCACCGCCGGTCTTGGCATCGGGCTCGCTGCAGTAGCGGCCTAAATGAATATTCACGGCGTCACCGATACGGGATTTCTGTGGTTCGGTGTTTTCCTTTGCTGTTGGGTGGTGTTGGCATGAACTTCGTCAAACACTTCGAGCGCAACACTGTCGGCCGCGATTTCGCCGTCGGCGATATCCATGGATGTTTCAAATCGCTGCAAATCGCTCTTGACGGTATCGGCTTTGACCCAGCGGTTGACCGACTTTTTAGCGTCGGCGATCTGGTCGACCGCGGCCCGGATTCCGAATTGTGTCTTGAATGGATTGCCAAGCCGTGGTTTCACGCCGTGCAGGGGAATCATGAGGATATGGCAATAAGATACGTCGATCCCGGCAACCGCGACCCCCACCACTACGCGGCCAACGGCGGGGCGTGGCTGATCGGCACGACGCCTCACGAGCAGAACGAATATGCGCTTAACCTGGCGACGCTGCCCTACGCCATCGAAGTTGACACGGCCGAGGGGATGATCGGCATCGTGCATGCAGATGTGGCCGGCGAAACTTGGGCGCAGATGGTTGATCAGTTTTCAAAGGTCACGAGCAACAACAAACTCAAGGCAATCACGAATCATTGCCTGTGGGATCGCAACCGAATCCAATCTGAGGACCATTCGGGCGTTTCCGATGTGCGCGCGGTGATTGTGGGACACACGCCGCTCAAGCGCCCTGCTGTGTTGGGGAACGTCTATCACATCGACACGGGCGCTGTGTTCCGGGACGGGTATTTCACATTCATCAACCTGGAGACGCTGGAGACGATTCCGCCGCTTCCGCAGAAACTGGAGTGGTCCGACCAATGAGCAAAGTCATCCTCCAGATAGACGAGAGCGGCAAGCTCGCCGGCCTGACCGAAAAGGACGAACGCGCCTACGGGCGATTTCGCACTAAGTTGGCCAATCTGCGGCCGGGCCAGACGCTCGCGTTCGATTTCAAGATTCCGCGCAGCGCCAAATTTCATCGCCTCCATTTTGCAATGCTTGGCGCGTTCTTCGCCACGCAGGAAGTGTTTGACGATGCCGAGCACATGCGCAAGTGGCTAGAAACTGGTGCGGGTCATTGCGATTTCGTCCCAGGTCCGGATGGTTCACTAGTGGCGCTCCCGAAGTCGATCGCTTACGAGGCTTTGGACGATGTCGAATTCCATGACGTCCACGAAGGTATCAAGGCATTCATTCGTTCGCCGCAGGCCTATCGATATCTATGGCCACATTTGAACGACGAAGGCCGGGAGAGAACGGTGGAGGCTGTTTTGGTGGAGTTCGAGCAATGATGCGCGCCTCGCACAAACCCAAGAAGTGCCGCATGTGCCCCGTTGTTTTCGTTCCGCAACGGACGCTTCAGTTTGCCTGCTCGCCCGCTTGCGCTCAAGCATGGTCAGCGAAACAGCGGGCACAGAAAGAAGCGCGAGCCAAGCGCGAAGAAAAGAAATCCCTCCGCGCCGCTCTTGAGAAGGTCAAGACTCGCGGGGAGCATCTGAAGGAATTGCAGGCGGCGTTCAACGCATGGGTGCGTGGTCGGGATGCAGAATTACCATGCATCTCGTGCGGCCGCCCGGCATCGTGGCAAGGTCAATGGGACGCGGGGCATTATTTGTCTCGAGGTTCCAGCCCTGCTATTCGTTTCGACGCGGCCAACGTCCATAAGCAGTGTTTGCCATGCAACCGTCATCAATCCGGCTTCCTGGTCGCATATCGCGTCAATCTGGTCAAGAAAATTGGTCTCGCCGAAGTCGAGCGACTGGAAGGCCCGCAAGAGCCGCTAAAGCTAACTATCCCCGAGATCGTCGAAATGAAAGCGTACTACCGCGCCGAGGTCCGGCGGATGAAGAAGGCAAACGAAGTCAATCAACTGGAGATGGTGGAATGAACTGGATTTTGCTAGTCATGATTCACGCCGGGATGATGTCGCATAACGACGATATTGCCATCACCAACGCGCGCTTCTATCAACAAAATGCGTGTGAGGCCGCGGGTCAAGCTGTCGCCGGGAAACTTCAGCGCACATATCAGCAGGTCGATTATGTGTGCATTCATGATGCGGAGACCAGATGACCGACTACGCATGGGCAGTAATCGAAAACATCGTGATCATGCTATTGGTCGTGATCGGCATCCACTGGACGCAAACAGGGTGGCCACTCATCCTCCTTCTCCTTATCAACTATCCGAGGTCGGCATGACCAATCTCGAAGAACTGGAGAGGCTAATCAACTCCAGCAAATTACCGGGCGCTCCGGTATCTGGAGCAACCGTCCTCGCTCTTATCGTCGAGGTTCGGGCGTTGCGAGCTGATGCGGCGCGCTATTGCTATCTCCGCAGCATTAACCGCCGCGCATGCTTGGACGCCGAAGGTCCGGCGGCAGGATGTTGGATTGATTGCGAGGGAGAAGATGGCGCCTTGTATCTGCTGACGGAAGAGGATGCTGATTCTTATATCGATTCAGAGATCTCCAAGGGGTCAGCATGAAAAACGCAATCGCCGTTTCACTGTATCTGACGCTCATCTTGGGAGGTTGCTCAGACCGGACTAGGGCAGACGACAAAGGCTATCAGGAATTCGACACGGCATGGGCGCATTGCGTTCTAGTCAAGGACGGCGGCTATAACGGCAACTCGCCCGCCCTGTCATGCGTGCCGAATGGGAGGGCACTATGAACCTGCAAACAGTAAAGCCGCGCGCTGGCATGACGCGCAAATACGGCGATCCGATGTGGTGGGTACGCTTCCCCGGCCAAGCGGCATTTCATTCGCCAACTCTGGATAGTGCCATACGAATAGCCTATTTCTGGCGTCTGATGCGAGTCACCGACCCGAGGGACATATGCTCTACATCCTAGCCTACCTAACAGGCGCCCTCACCTTCGGCTTGCTCACGATGGTTGTGCTGATGCGTGTGCATCGTGTGCCGCCGCCAACATTTCATCGCCGCAAACACCGCGACTCCCCCGAGCGGGACCTGTTCGGTGAGTTGAAGGAGGGGATGGAGGAATTGGAGCGCGAACGGACTGGCGGAGTGGACTATCGGTTTATCAACTTGACGGGGCACGAAGATCAATGAAAATTGACTGTTGACAGAACTAAATAATTGTAGTTGTCCTTAGTTTTTGGTAGAATATCGCAACCGGTTGTGTACGGCTTGTTGGGTCCAACTAGATATCGTGCTGCGGGGTTCAAATGACAAGTTTCTCGGGTTTTCGACGACGTGAAGCGCGGGCCGTTAATTCGGGAAATCTCCGATGGTCCGATACCGCGCCGACTGACGCTGACTACATCGCCGCGCGCGGCATGTCAGGCGACAAACTCGGCGCGATGCTTGAGCGCCTGAAGTGGGCGCACGATCACACGGTCTACGGCCGGTGCGTTCATCTGCTCGGCGAGCGCTTCTATGCGCGTCGCGGCAGGAACGTTCTCAAGACGCTATGCCATGCCGCTGTTAAGGAATGGTTGAACGACAACTGCCGGAAGTGCGGTGGCCGCGCAGTCATCACGGACAAGCGAGGCGTCATCAGCGAATGTCCGTCGTGCAGTGGGACGGGTGTACACGTGTACGGCGAACATGAACGGGCGCACATGGCGAGGCTCGCCGCCGGCGCATGGAGGCAACACGAACGTGACTATGAAACCATCCTCGAATGCCTTCGTGGCGCCGTGTCCTCTCATCGGGTCGGTGCAATGAAAGCGTTTGGGGCGTTTGAAGAAACGGCGGAGGCGGCATGACAGATCGGGAGCAATTCGAGAATCATTGGGTCAGCGACGTTCCGGAAATGTTTCGAGCGTCCGCCCTTGCAGAAATGAAGGCAAACCGCAGTGAAGAGTTCGGTTACGAGCGAGACGAAATAAGATGGGCCTGGGATGCCTGGCAGCGGTCTCGCCGTGTTGCCTTGCAGGAAATCCGCGAAATCCTGATGGATCAATCAATCCCACACCTTGCCGTCCGAATGAACGACGCGATGAAGCTGATCGATAAGACCATTTCTCCAGCGTAAAATAATTATTGTATACCCCTAAATTTCGTCATATACTAATGGCGAGCGAATATTAACCGCTACGTGTCCGGCCAGGTAGGCGCTACCGCAAAACCAGCGGCAATCCCCTGACAACCAGCACGAGCCACTTGCAGTCATACCAATGCTCACTCCGGCTTTCGCTGGATAGTCGTCTCCAGAATTTACTGATAAGCCCGCCTAACTAGCGGGCTTTTTGCATTCCAGGCGTCAAATGGCCCTCGCTTCTCGCGCATACCGTGATCCGATGGAAATCTTGTCGGCGAAGCAATCGCGGGAGAATCGCCAGCAACGTGAGCGCGTCACCAACTCGCCTCTTCCCGAATTCCCGCGCCGCTGGATCGAACCTGAAGTGAAGCGTCAGACCAAATCGTTTGCGGAATTTCTGGCTGAAGAAACGGCGCCGAAGCCGCGAAGTGCTGCGTGGGAAGCCTTGGAGAGCCTGTTCGTATGACTGCAGCAGAAATCATCGACAGCCTGGAGCAAGCAGTAGAGCGCCAGCGCAACCTCGATCCGGCATTGAAGGCGTGGTACATCGCTCAACTCGATGCGCTTCGGGCTTTGCAGAAGTGAAATGCGTTGGATGTACCCGCGAGAACGCAGAAGACGCAAGCCACTGTGAGTACTGCGGCGCGCGGCTCTATGACTATCCATGGTGCGTCTGGTGGCGGTATATGGGTCAGAACGATACGCAGCTAACCGCGTGGCATAGTGAGCCTAAGCTGTACCGAAGCGAAAGTGCGGCTCGCATGGCCGAGCGAGACTTGAATGTCGGGTATTGCTGGGCACATGGCCGAGTGCAGCACCTCGCATTGCCTCGTGGCGTGCATCCTCGCGAGCTATATGTATGAACGACCTGTCAGAGGCCGAGCAAGCCATGTTGAGTGAATGGTCTCGCTCGGCGATCGACGCCGCCTTGCATGCCGGCCTGATCGTCGTGCCATGGAAACCGACACTCGGCGTCTACGAGCAGCTTGCGGGCTATTACAGCGCTGGGCTGACGCCGGAAGAAGGCGCCCACGCGTTGTTCGCTACACGGCATTGATTTCGGCCAGCCAGCCGATAGGCTCGGCAGCTTGACTACGGGCTGGCCGCCCATATGAATGGCTTGGTATGCCAACCGTCGCAGACCTCGGACCTGAAATCCGGCGTTGGTCGCCATTCACATGGGCGTGATGAAATGCCATCCCGGCAAGAAGCTATGCCCCAACGGTGCTTGCGGACGCGCAAGCCGACCGGCTCACGAAACGAGCCCTTTCATTGAAACCGCAGACTGCCGTCCTGGATGGCCAAGCGCGCCCGAGCGGCGAACGGGTTGGCGGTTTCAATGAGAGTGAATGCGCAGGTGCTGACTGTGCACGGATGCCGGCTCGCACCCGGTTCGTCGGATGGCGGTAACGCGGCATGCTGAGACATCGGTGTGCGCCAGTGAGGTCATCAAGCCAGGGATCAGCACTGGTCGCTCTCAACCTATCCGCGGACTTAGCTCAGATGGCAGAGCGAGTGCCTTCCAAGCACTCGGTCGTCGGTTCGAATCCGACAGTTCGCTCCAGCAATCTCCTCGCGTCGACTCCTCGACGTTTGCCGCTTCGGCGGCGTTTTTATTCTTGCTTCTGCAGCTACCTGTGTTGATTGGAAGCTTTGAGGCCGGCCACATAATTCCTTGCCAGTCTCGGGGTAGCCAATCCTCGGACCTAAGCGCCCGGTGTGGACGGCCTCACCAAATAGAATCTACTCATGGGCACCGAGCAGAGAGAAATTTTTAACTCAACTGGGGCAGTCGCCCATGAATAGCCATGGGCCGACCATCCAAACTGACAGAAGCGCAGTGGGATGAGATTCGACGCCGACTGCTGGATGGCGAGAGGGCGGCTGACCTTGCCCGAGAGTTCGGGGTCTCGAAAACTCGCATTAGCGAAAACGTTTCGAAACGCGCAAGCGCAGTAAAAGACGTTGCAAAACAAATAGTTGCGGCAGAAGTTTCGTTTAGGAAGCTTTCCGTTTCGGAACAATTCGATACTGTTTCGATACTGCGCAATCTGACTAATACCCTTGGGCATCTAAGTTCTGCCGCGGCCTACAACGCAGCCACTTCGCATCGCCTCGCGGGTATTGCGAATATGAAAGTGGCTGAGATTGACGATGCAACTCCGCTGGATGATAAAAGTCGGGAATCGCTTAAAGACATCGCCGTACTTACGCGGATGGCCAACGAGGCCAGTGAGATAGGGCTCAATCTGGTCAAGGCGAACAAAGAGATATTCGCCAACCCGGATGATCCGCCCGCGCTTGACGACCCGAATCCTGACGTATGAAGGAATCCGTCAAGCTCCAGAAGCTTCATGACCGCCAGATCGAGATCGCCCGCGGATTCCAGCAGCATAAAAAGGTTGTGATTCGCTGCGGCCGGCGTTTCGGGAAAACAAGCCTTCTCGAGCGATGTGCCGCCAAGTGGGCATTCAATGGTGAGCGCGTTGGCTGGCTCGGGCCGAAGTACAAGCTGAATGCGCCGACGTATGGAAATCTGATCCATACGCTGAAGCCTGTCATTCAGTCCAAGTCGAAAATCGACCAGCTCATCCAGCTTAATACTGGAGGCCTGGTTGAATTCTGGACCTTGGAAGATGAGAACGCGGGCCGGTCCCGAAAGTATCACAAGGTCATCGTCGACGAGGCAAGCCTCAAGGCGAAGGGCCTCAAAGAGATCATCGATCAGTCGATTCGTCCAACGCTGTTGGACTATAACGGCTCGATCATCATGGCCGGTACGCCGAAAGGCATCGACCCTGACAACTATTTCTATGAGGCGTGCACCAATCCTACTGAGGGGTGGGTGGAGTTTCATGCGCCGACGGCGTCCAACCCGCATCTGGACCCGGAAGTCGTCGCGAAGCTGATTCATGATTACCCACCGCTGGTCTACCAGCAGGAATATCTCGCCGATTTTGTCGACTGGCGCGGCTCGGCTTTCTTCTCGGAACTTAGTCTGCTTGAGGATGGCCAGCCGGTCGAGTATCCGACCCGTTGCGACCAAGTCTTTGCTGTCGTTGACACCGCGCTGAAGGATGGACTGGAGCATGACGGTACAGCGGTCATTTATTGCGCTCGCAACAAGATCGCCGGCCATCCACTGATCATTCTGGACTGGGATCTGATCCAGATTCAGGGAGCACTGCTCGAAGAGTGGCTTCCATCGGTCAATCAGCGGCTTGAGGATCTGGCCAAGGAAACTGGCGCTCGCCAAGGCAATGTCGGCATCTGGGTGGAAGACAAGGGTAGCGGCACCGTCCTGATCCAACAGTCGCAGAGGCGCGATTTACCTGTCTATCCCATTGATGAAGATATTGTCAGCCTCGGGAAAGAAGGGCGCGCCCTTTCAGTCAGCGGCTATGTCTACCGCGGCGACGTGAAGTTCAGTCGCTATGCCTACGACAAGATGACGAACTACAAAGGGCAGACCAGGAATCATCTGCTGTCACAGGTTTGCGGTTTCCGCATTGGTACCAAAACCCCCCACCATATGGACGCGCTCGATGTCTTCTGCTACAGCGTGGCAATCAGCCTCGGCGACTCTGAAGGCTGGTAAATGAGCGATATCGAAACCGACGGCGGCGCCGCGACAGTGGGTACTGGCGCTAGTGTTCCGTCATCGCTCATGCAGATCCTGATGGCCGATGACATCGTGCCCGGATCTGCGCCGTCGTATCAACTGGCCAAGGACATTTACAGCTTTCATCCGCTCGGCGCCAAGATGGCCGAAGCGCCGATTGAAGAAGCGCAGTCGCAGGAACGCGAGATCACGGTTCCGGGTGGCCCTGAAGACGATCTGATCGCCGCGTTCAACCGCGAATGGATGGCGATCGGCATGACGGGTGCTGACGAGATCATCAAGGCACATCAGACGCTCAAACGCGTCTACGGCATTGCGTCTCTGGGCGTCGGTGGCCGCATGCTGAATGGCGACGATTTCCCGACAAGCCAGCCGCTCCCGTATGACCGGCTCCACGAAATGGAGTTGTACTTCAATACGTGGGACCCTCTCAATACGGCGGGGTCTCTCACGCTGAATCAGGATCCGAACGCTCCGGATTTTCAGAAGCCGCAATACATTCGCGTTGCGGGCAAGGATTACCACTCGTCGCGCGCGGTGATCGCGCTCAATGAGTCACCGATCTACATCGAATGGACGAACAGCGCATTCGGATTCGTCGGCCGCTCGGTCTACCAGCGCGCCCTATTCCCGCTCAAGACCTACATTCAGACGATGATCACCGATCAGGCGGTGGCTGAAAAGGCTGCGCTGCTGGTGATGAAGATGAAATCGCCGGGCTCGGTGATCGACCAACGCGCGCGCCAGTGGTTCGGTTTCAAACGCTCGGCGCTAAAGGGCGCGAAGACAGGCAACGTCATTTCGATCGGTATCGACGAAGGCATCGAATCGGTTGACCTGAAGAACCTGCGCGATGCCGCAGAGTTCTCCCGCAACAACTGCATCAAGAATATTTCGACCGCAGCGAAGATGCCGGCGGCGATGCTTTATCAGGAAACGCTGACGGAAGGCTTTGGGGAAGGTTCGGAAGACGCCAAGATCATCGCGCGTTTCATTGACCGGATGCGGATCGAGATGAACCCGGATTACCGGTTCATGGACGAAATCGTCATGCGGCGGGCGTGGAGTCCGAATTTCTACAAGATTATCCAGCGCAAGTACGCAGAGTTTCAGCGCATCCCATACGAGACGGCCTTCTACGAATGGAAGAACGCCTTCACTGCGAAGTGGCCGAATCTGTTGGTCGAGCCGGATAGCGAAAAAGCTAAAAAAGACGACGTGATCACGAAGGCGGCGATTGCTTTCATGGAAGTCGCCGCCCCGATGTTGCCCCCTAGCGAAAAGGCGCGCTTGGTCATTTGGGGATCTGAAGTCATGAATGAGCGGAAATCAATGTTTTCGACGCCGATCGAGCTAGACGAAGATCTAATCGCCAATTACGAAGGACCAACTCTTCAAGAGCCCAAGCCTATCGTCGAAAGCAGCCACGAATGACCTCGCGCGCGTCCACCAATCAAACCTTCCAGGAGGTTTTGACGGCCGCAGTCCGAGACATTTCCGAAAACGGCTACGACGATGTCGCGCGGCTGGACGATTGGCTTCGCAAGTTGCGACTAGCTGCTATTGCTGATCTGCCTAGTCCCGAGGAAATCCAGAGCCGGATGCAGTTGGCAATGCAGACCGTGTTCGATCGGACGTTTTCGAAGTCATCGACGCTGAAGTATCACCCGGGTGTGCCGACATTCACGGCGGAGCGGCTAAAGCCATTTGCGCGTGAAGAACTGGATAGGCGAATCCGGGCGAGCACGCAACTGATCAAATTGAACCGAGAACAGGCAATCGACAAGACGCTTCAGCGATTCTCGGGCTGGGCTACATCGATTCCTGACCAAGGCTCGCGCATCGTAGACAAGATCGACGTCAAGGAGCACATCGCCAAGCCGATCCAGCAAGTGAAATATGAGGCGCGTCGGTGCAGCATTGATCAGGGTGCCAAGCTGGTTGCTGCCATCAATGAAGTGGTAGCCCAGCAAAACGGTGTGATCGCTTACCGGTGGCGAAGCCGCTGGAAACAGCCCGGGTATGACTATCGCGAGGACCATAAGGAGCGCGATCAGCTCATCTATCTGGTCCGCGGTAGTTGGGCGCAGGATCAGGGGCTCGTTAAAAGAGGGGCGGCGGGGTATTACGACGAAGTAACTGCGGCTGCCCAGGAGCCGTTCTGTCAATGCTACGTCGTGGCGTTGTATGCGCTTCGAGATCTGCCCGAAGAAATGCTGACCGGCAAAGGTAAGGATCTTCTCGAGCAGACGCGACTGAAAAGAAAGGTGGCAGCATGAACCCGCTTGAGAACTGCAAACCATACATTTTCCGCGCCCAAGGTGGTAGCGATGGGTTGCCCGATGGCATCGCTTACTGCTTCGAGATCGTCATTGGTGGCAGCTCCTCCTACCACCTTGCGGCCCGCAACATGGATGGCGAAGATCTGGCGAAGGTAAGCCCGAGGTTTTATGACGCTCGGTGGAGGCAATACATGGCGATCGTGGCTTTAACCGACGAACAGATCTCCAGTGCAAGCAGCCGCTTTGGCAAGTTTTCCGATGGCAAGTTTGTCGGGTTAAGCGATCCGCTCGGTAACGTATAGCCCTGCATCGCTCACACACAAAGCCACCTCCGGGTGGCTTTTTCTTTTGGTACATCGCATGCCCCTAGAACAAGGTTCGTCGCAAGAGGCGGTCAGCGCCAATATTGCCGAACTTCGTCATGCAGGGCATCCTGAGAATCAGGCAATCGCGGTCGCCGAGCATGAAGCAGGTAACGCGCGCAAGGATGCCGAAACCGCACCCATCATCTGCGCCGGCATACTCTTCCGCGCTCCCGGCCCTCGCTATCTTTTGGTCCGTCGCAGCGATACCGGTGAATGGGAGCAACCTGGCGGTCACGCCGAAGGCGAAGAAACGCCCGAAGCTGCTGCCGAGCGTGAATGTGTCGAAGAGATCGGCGTGTGCCCTGAGGGCGCTCGCTGGCCGGCGCGCCGCAACCCGATTCCCGGCGGTAATGGCGAATACACCTGCTTCCTGCAGGACGTTCCTGAGCCGTTCGAGCCGAAGCTAAACGACGAGCACACCGCATGGCAATGGGCCGCACCTGATGCGCTGCCCGAGAACATGCTCGCGCCGGTAGCGCGGACGATCGAGCTCGTCACGGGCAATGAACTCGACATCGCGAAGCGGATGGCCGCGGGCTATCTGCTGTCTCCCCAGAAATACGAAGGCGCATGGTTTTTTGATCTGCGCATCACTGGCACCGGTACGAGCTACCGCAAGGCCCTCGACGAGTATGTCTACCGTCCTCCCAAAACCTTCCTGACGGAAGAGTTCCGCGAGCGCTGCAACGGACTGCCGGTCATCTTCGAACACCCGCCTGGTCTGCTTGATACCAAAGAATACCGCGAGCGCAACGTCGGCTCGATTTTCTATCCCTATATCGCGGGCGATGAAGTCCGCGGTGTAGCACGAATCATCGACACGGACGCCGTTCAACTGATGTTGACGACGCACGAGTCGACTAGTCCCGCGGTGATTTTCCGCGACGCGGGCTCAGCCGAATTCCTGGAAGTTGATGGGAAGACGGTTCTTATCGAAGGCAACCCATCCTACCTCGATCACCTGGCGATATGCCCGGTGGGCGTGTGGGACAAAGGGGGGGAGCCCAGCGGAATTAACACTGGAGAAACAGAGATGGATGAAACGCAAGAGCAGGTTCCGGCCTGGGCTGATGCCCTTGGCAAGCGATTCGACGAAGCATGCTCGGCAATGGGCGCGCGGCTCGATGCACTCGAAAACAAGGGTGGCGATGCAATGCCGACTGCTGCGCTGGCCGCCGATTCGGTCGCCTCGGAGTTGAAGGTTGCCGAGGCCGCTGGCGCTGTTGAGGAAACGGCGGAAGCCAAGGCCGCACGCGAAGCCAAAGAGCGGAGTGATTCGGAAGAAGCGCAACGTCGCGCCGATTCGGCTCGCCTCGATTCCGAAGAAAAGGAACGTGTCGAGAAAGAAGCAAAAGAGCGCAAGGACGCAGAAGATGCGCGCGTTCGTTCCGACTCGCAACTGCGCAGCGAAAACGCGGGCATGAAGAAGCAGATCGAGGAAATGAATGCGCGACTCACTTCGCTCACGACTCCCCTCTCGGTCACCGATCGCGATCAACTCAGCGCAGCCCAAGCCCGCTGGGATTCGGTCGCACAGATGTTCGGCGACAGCGTACCGGCACCGCTCCACGGCGAAAGCCCGATCGCCTATCGCCAGCGACTGGCTGCAAAGTTTCAGAAGCACAGCGACAAGTTCAAGGGAATCCGCCTGGATTCAATCGACGGCGTTGTGTTCGATACCGTCGAAGAACAGATCCGCATGGATGCGCAAGCCTTCGCACGCAGCCCCGCAGCCGTCACCGCCGGCAAGCTCACTCCGCGCCGGTACAACGACGCAGCCGGTCGCCAGATCACTGAGTGGGATGGCGACATGGACGGATGGCTCGGCTTCTTCAAACACCAAGGTCAGAGCGTTCGCCTGCTCGATCCCCGTCAGAAACACTAAGGAGTCGATAGATGACTGTCTCTTTCAATCCGCAGTTGACGACTTCGCCGTCCAATACCTTCCTCCAATCTACGGAAGGGTACGTCCAGGGGGCCACCTTCGACGATACCTCTTCGCGCATGTGGCTGACGTCCGGCGTTGTCGCATCGAGCGTCACACAACCCGTCTGGGGCGGCATGGCGATCACCGAAGAAGTCGCGACGGTGAACGCCAACCAACTGGGGAATTCGCTCGTACTGGCAAGCGCCGCTGGCAACGTGACTGGTTTCACCGTGTTCGACCAGGCGCACAACATGATCATCGTGCCGGGCAATACCGTACAGCAGTCCGTCGCGGGCATGACGATCAACTACTACCGGTTCGGCTCGAACATCCGTATCGCGGTAGGCGTTCTCGGCAGCATCGTCGCCACGCTCGACAGCGGCGCGATCAACCAGACGCTGTACTGGGATCCGGCACTCCAGCAACTCACCGCATCGGGTACTTCCGGTGCGTTTGCACTGCCGGCGACGACGAAGATTCTTTCGTTGAATTCCACCAGCAAGACCATCAGCTACAACTCGGGCACCGGGGCATTGACCTGGACGACGGGTAATGCAGCAATGATCCAACTCTAAGGAGCCCAAGACATGGCAAATCTGTTTCCGGCCCGCGCGCGGATCAACCCGCATTTCGCCGAGCCCGACCTCATCGTCACCTATGCGCAGGCATCGGGTGCATTCGAAGCTCTGCAGGGCGGCAAACCGCGCGTCAAGATCAGCCTGGACGACCTGTACGTCTACGTGAACTCGCTCGATCTGCGCACGGAGGCGCAGGCTTCTGGCGCCGCTCCGAACTTTCTGCCCTCGGCAACGCTTGTCGGCGAACAGTTCAGCACCGCGACCTACCTCGTGCGTACGCGGTCGGTATGGGACCGTCACGACACCGCTGCCGCAGCGAACTACAACGTCAGCTTGCCGGCCGCCCAAAGCCTTGCCGCACGCCAGGGTCACTACCAGCAATACCGTACGGCGTTGTTGTATGGGTATCAGCCGTCGAACGGAGAAGGTCTGTTGAACGCTCCGGGTGCCACGCAAGTGACGTTGCCGCCTGACCCGTACGGCAACACGACGTTCTCGACATACGACAACGGCGCGATGGCCCTGTGGCTTCTCACGCAGATCGTGAACCTGAAGATCGGCATGTTTCAGTCGGGCGGCAAGATCCACAACAAGATCGTCGTCATCAGCCCGCAGCGAATCTTTCTGCAAGCCCAGATCGCGAACATCGTTCAGGTTACTGCGTATCAACGCCCCGGTGCCGGCACGTCGACCACGGCGAACGTCGCTCAGGAGAACGTGGCAGCGGCCGGCGATGATCTCGTGTGGTTCTTCGACGACACGTTGATCGGAAAGGGCGCAGGCGGTGCCGACGCGGTGATCCTGACGATTCCGGAAGTAGAAGTGCCGGATATCCCGGGCATCAACACCAACGCCTTCGGTGAAGTCTCGCCGTCGATGAAGGCTGTGAACGTCCAGTACGCAGCGATGGCTGCCCCGGCTGAAATCCCGACTCCGACGGAAGACGGTGCGATTACCACGGTGTACGAGAACCGGATTAGCAGCGGCTGGAATGTCCGCGGCGCGGGCCTCTACATTTTGTCGATTCCGCATTGACGCTTAACCCCCGCACCTAGGATTGCGCATCCGAAAAGCCGGTCCCTGTCCGGCCTGGTGCGGGCTCAACTTTCAGGGAAGCAGCCGTCCATGGGCGGTTTTTTCATTTTAGGGGATGAACATGACCATTATTTACGTTGCGAACGGTTCGAAACAACGCCTGAAATTCAACTATCGCCTGCCCGAGTCCAACCGTATCCACGAACTGGATGTGCATTCTGGTCGTCAGGAAAAGATTGGCGAAGGTTGGACTGATACGACTGTCGAGTACTTTATCAAGCAGCTTGAAACCGCCGGGTTCCGCCGATCAAGCGAAACAAACGGCCGGCTTGAGAACTTCTCTGGCTTTATGTACAGCGTCGACAAGGCGACTACCGAGACGCAGATCCGTAGCGGTCACGAAGCGCGCGTCGAGGCGCAGGAAAAAGTTTCGGCGGTAGAGGCACAGCGTGGCGCGCTCGCGATGGATCAGGCTAATCGCCTGCCCGGCGATCGGCGCAAACGCCTCGCGAAAGTGACACAGGTCGAAGTCCAGCAAGACATTGGCCCGCGCGATAAGCCAACTGGAAATGAAGTAACGATGAGCGTAACGGTAGATTCGGCCGCCCCCGAAAACGCGCAACTTGCTATCTGACCATGAAGGCCATACGACTTACTGAAGAGGCGCGTGCCGCAGTTGATGCGGCCACAAGCATCGCGCCTATGACGCATATCGAAGAAGTCAGATCACTTATGTCGAAGGGCATGAAGATCTGCATTTCTCGCGGGCATGCCGTCTGGTCGCATGCGCCGCGGCAGATTGCCTTGGCTCAGAACATGCCATATATCGCGGCGCTGCCGGCCGCACTCGATCTCGCTGACTACATCGCGCTAGGCGGTCAAGTCATCTCGGTGCCCTGATGTTCTCGAATCCGACCATCCCGAATTTGCCGGACTTCAACGCGTTTGTGTTGAATCAGGGCGTGCCCTCGGCCGATCTCCCGAACGGTTCATTGACGACGGTCGGAATCGATACATCTGGCAACCTGACAGCAACAGCTTCGGCGGGCACAGTCGCACCCGGGATGGCCATTGTCGGGCTGGGCATTAGTGCTTACATCGCGACATGGAACGGTGGCACGAATAGCGGTACGGTTGCGCCCGCCCCTACCGCCGCAGTTGAAGTCGCGACAGCGGCAACATATTCGCCCTATCTGGCATGGGCGTTCAGTGTGGCGATCGGCGTTGCACTGATACCGCCGGCATGTATGCCGCCACTTATGTATGTCCTGGCTGTGTACAACCTTGGCATGCACCAGTTGCTCAAGGTCGCGCAGGACCAGTCCGGGCAGACCTTTTTCTCCGCCCAACGAAAAGCATTCAATTTACTGACGTTCCAGGCGGGGCCAGTAGCTGCCTCGGCTGATCAGGCGACGTCCGAAACCTTGGTGACTGCAGATTTCATCAAAGGCCTCACCATGCAAGGGCTGGATTTGCTGAATACGCCGTGGGGTCGCGAATATCTGGCGTATGCGCAGAGTTACGGGCCGAACATTGTGGGCGTTAGCTAATGGTTACGCTAAATCTCGGCGTTGTTGATGTGGCCTATTCAGATGGCGATGGCGCAACGACGACTGGAGAAGTGGCTGGTTATCTTGAGAAGGAATACCACGTCATCCGGACGTTTCTGGAGCTTCACGAAGATGACATAGGCGATTTCCTTGCTGATGCGATGTCGGGCGAAATTGAATCTCTTGCACAAGGCAAACCGGTCATAGCTTTCGGCAGTCAGGACGTGACAACTCAGCTAGGCGATCGCGTAATCGAAGGTCAAAGTGTCAACGGCCGGATTGAGGAAGCGTTCAGGGACTATCTAGACTCGCGCGAGTGGAAGAGCGTCAGCGGCCAGACGGTTGACGCTGCGGAACAGGGCTCGACGCTGCGCAAAAAGCAGCCGAACAAGAAACGGCAGGCGCGTTCGGAGTTTATGGATACCGGCCTTTACAGCGCGTCTTTCCGTGCGTGGCTTTCCAATAGCGAATCATGAGCCTGATCTCCGAAGCCGCCGGCGCGCCGTCGCAACTTGCCGCATCGCTGGCCGCTGGCGTCGCGCAGATTTCGAACAACCAGACGGTTCAGTTCCAGCAATATACAAAGTCCACGCTGCCGACAGATGGCTATGTGTTCTGGGTAGCGAGCGGCACCGTACAGCAGTTCACAGGTTCTCTGCATATCCTGACTGACCGCAAGCAGGAAGAAGATCAGACCATCGCCGCGAACAAGATGGTTTTCACTGCAACCGGAGAAGTGTCGCAACTCAACGCGATCGCACCCGGGACCATGTGGGTTGGGACGTGGCAGGTTGATGGAACAACCCTGCAGGTCGCATTCTCGGAAACGGGCGCGAACTATCAGCAGGCAGGTCTCTGGCACTACCGCGGATTTGCGGTCTACCCGGCCATGTCTGCCCAGTTGGTCGGCAGCATAGCCGATCTGCCGCCAGAACCGATCGTTTCGAACAGCCTTCCAATCTGGCTCGCGCAAACGACATTCGGGGCAACGACGATTCCGGTGTACGCGTCATATCTCGTGCCAGACAACGTTGTGCCGCCCTATGTAGTGGCGCACGTCGAACCCGATCTTACCGAAGCGCCATCGTTTCCGATTTATCAATGGCCCGGAAATCCGAGTCCCCTGACCGCCTTGCAACAGATGTCCGCATCGCAACTCGCGAAAGATAACGTGAAACTGATCCTCTACGGGTTCACGAACCAGATGGCCATCCAGTATCTGGCCATGCTTATCGACTATTCCGTCAATTCCGGCAACTTCGGTTTCGGCAATACGCCAGTTCCTCGCGATGAAAAGCGGACTCAGGTCGAAATCGGCGCAATTGCCATGAAGAAGACGATCAACATCGTCGCCTGGTACTACCAGTCAGCCGCAGATGCTGTTGCGCGTCGACTCATTCTGTCTGCTGGATTCTCTTCCATAACCGTCTAGACGGGGCATTCCCGCATGACGCCCCTGCCCGCCTTGAGCGGGCTTTTTTCTTTGGAGTTTTGAATGCCCCAATATCCTCTCGCCCCAATTCCCGGCGGCACCACGACGACGCTTGATATCACGACAGCCACGGTTATCAAATCGTCGCCCGGGCGCGTGTTCACAGTTTCGGTTGTGTCCGGCACCGGCAGCACGGCGGGCGCCGTCTATGACGCGACCTCGACGAGCGGCAATACCGTAGCCAATCAGGTCGGTGTGATCGCTGCGGCAGTTGGTGCGCCGATCAATTTCAATGCCGCGCCTACGGCCAACGGAATTGTCGTGGTGCCGCCGACCGGCTACACCATTGCTGTTTCGTGGTCGTAATCGGGAGGATTTGTGGCAATTCAACTTACCAATGGCAGCGGTAGCCAGTATGGCTATAACGTCGGTTTGGTTGGCGATGGCACTTCCACGACTACGACTGTCGATTACTACAGCCAAATCGCTGCAGATAACAAAATCCGCAACAAGATTCCGAACGGCATTTACCAAGTATCGGTTGATCAGGGAGTTACTCCGACTGCCGTTCTCAGTGGCACGTCCGTGACATTTACGTGGAGCACCGCCCCCTCATCGAACGCTCTCGTAAATCTTGGCGTAGCACTGACTTTCAATCCGTAACGCGTCTCGCCGCCCTTCTTCCTAGCCCCGCCATTGAGCGGGGTTTCGCTTTTCTGGAGCCTGTATGGCACAAACGATCACCCCTCAGATCGTCAATCTCACCGCGGTCGTCACCACGGCGCCGGTACCGTCCCAGCTTCAGCAAAGCGGCGCGATCGTCTCGGTGGGTGGCACGACTCTTGCGCCCGGCGCTTATCAGTTTTGCGGCAACCTGTCCGCAATTAATTCTATCTCGGCAACCTCGTATGCGATTACTTCGCTAGCGTGGACGTCAAGCACCGTCACGGCGACGGTCTCAAGCGGTATTCTGCCGACGATCGGCACGCAGTTCACGACGACCATTTCTGGTGCCGTGCCGAGTGCATATAACGGCACGTACATCGCGACCGTTGCGACCTCGACCACGTTCACGTATGCGCTCGCGTCGAGCCCGGGCACCGAAACGACGCCCGGTTACTTCACGATCTCGGGCGCATCGTCGATCACCTACCCGGCGTCATCGTTTTTCGCGCAAGGAACGGCCGTCGGCGTCTACGTTCTTGAACTGGGCGATATTGTCGGCGTGGACGCGCAGATTGCCGCGCTGAACACGTGGATCACGAATAACCCGGGAGTTTTCTACGGGTATCTCACCCCGGCTGCCTGGGATTACTCGAAGGATGAGGTCGGGTCGGTTGTCATCAACAACGGTGGCAATGGTTTTACGGTGGCGCCGACGGTTGCGTTTAGTGGTGGTGGTGGCGGAACGGGCGCCGCAGGCACGGCCATTATCCAGAATGGTGCTGTCGTTGCCGTGACGATCACCAATCCGGGCTCCGGCTATACTGCGGCGCCGACGGTCACCTTTAGCGGTGGTGGTGGCGTTGGGGCCGCAGCAACTGCAAATCTTGCTTCTGCGATGAATATCCTCGCGGGCCAGTACGCCAATCCGACCAGCAAAACATATTTCTTTGCGACGACCTCAGTCGCGAATCTGTCGAACTACGCGACGTTGAAATCGGTTTATGCAACCGTGCCGGCGCCGACGGCTACGTCTCAAGAATTCGACGCAGGCGCGATGTTCTACCAATGGCTGGTGAACAATCCTTCGGCATCAAACCCTCTTGGACCGATGTCTTATCGGTACCTGACGGGCGTCACGCCGTGGGCTATCTCAGGCAATCAGACCAACATCAACAACGTCCTGACGGGTTATGGCAACATCATCTATCCGACGTCGGAAGGTGGTATTTCCAAGGCCGGCATCTGGAAAGGCACCACCATGGACGGCACCCAGGCCGCCTGGTGGTATGGGCTCGACTGGTTCCAGATTCAGGCGCAGCAGGCTCTCGCCGCTGCCGTCATCAATGGTTCGAACCAGAACCCGCCGTTGATCTATGACCAGAATGGGATTAATTCCCTGCTGGCCGTGGCGCAGGGCGTCGCGAACAGTGCAGTCCAGTTCCAGTGTGCGCTAAGCATCACGATTAACGCAACGCCGTTCGCGGCCTATACCACGGCGAATCCCAACGACTATCAGGCCGGCCTTTACAGGGGCTTTTCGGCCACTGTCGTGGGTCAGAACGGTTTTCTCGTAATCGGCTTCGCGCTGGCCGCCGTGCAGTTCGCATAAGGACGACAAATGGCAATCCAAAACCCTCAGATCGCGCAGGGCGTCCTTAATCGCGTCCTCACTGCGATCGTTATCCCGAGCAATACGGCGCTCAATATCACCGCTCCGTACATGTCGAAAGGATTCGCCCGACTCGAGTTTGAAGGCGACTGGACCGGTCAGATTGGTACCGGTACGGGCGTCGTCAACTCGCCCGAGCCGTACATCATGGCGCAGGTGACGGTGAATCTGTTGCGCACCCAGGCCCTTGCAGCAAACTGGGTCGCACAGGGCCAGCAGGCAACCTACATCGGCCAGGTGAACGTCCATAGCGATACGTCGACTTTCCCGGTCACCAGCATGGTGAACGCGTCGATTATCCGCATCGACCCGGGCGCATTCGACGGTACCGATCCAGTGGTTCGATTGATCCTCCGTGGCTCGTATCCGATCAACGCTGCACTCTGGTCGTTCTGATGATTTGCTGCGGATAGAGTCGCTCTCGAAAACCGGCCTCCCTACCGGCCTCCGCAGCTCCTCCATAGGGATCTCAAAGGGATTGAGAATGCAAGTCGATGAAAGCTTTAACGTCATCTTTCCGGTTGTCACGGAGCGCGTGGTCAGGAAGGAAAAAGACAAAGTGACGGGCGAAGAAAAGGATGTGGCCGAAAACATCGTGCGCATCCACGCATTTCATACGCCCATCAGCAAAGCGGTGTTCGACCAGAACTTCGCTCTGCTCGCTTCTACGAAAGCCACCCTCGAAAATAAGGGGCGCCAGTATCTTATGTCCGCAGGTCCACGCGTCGCAGCATTGACCCTTCGTGACGAAGGGCTGCGAGATGCCGAGAGCCGTGGCAACGTGGATGATCGCGGCAATCCAAAGGATGATGAAGTCAAAGCATTCTTTGCCGAGTTGCGCCGACTCACGACAATTCTTTGCCCGGGTGCGGCTGGATGGGAAATGCTTCCCGTGGACCTCGCAATCTCAGGCGGCAAGATTGACGCGGAAGAATGGGAAGAAGTGGAGGCTGCTATTGTTTTTTTCTGCTGCCATTGGTCCATGGCGAAAAAGGTGGATCGGCAACGAATCGGACAGAGCACGGCTTCGTTCCTGAAAGCGTCGACTACGCCCTCTCCCTTGTCGGTGTGGGTCGCTTCCTTGCCGAGCTCGACAGTGGCCGCGACTTCCGCGGTCAAGGCGGCATCATCGGTTCCATCCTGAATTACGTGGCGACAGCCGGATTTCGCGAGTTCGCGGAGCGGCATGAATTCCCGTTTCGCAGTGCGCTCGAACACCGCGAAAGATACATCATCGAAGCTTTGAGGGGCTAATAATGGCAGCAACGTCGATCGTCAAAGTCCAAGTCGATGATACCCAGTTCAAAGCCTTCCTTGATCTTTATCAGGAATACCACGAGCATCTGAAGAGTGCGCCGGCTGAATGGAAGAAAGTCGAAGAGACGATCGGCGACGCTGGTAGCGAAATGGGCGATTTCGCCGAAGCATCCAAGGCGTCGAAAGATTTTCTTGTTATCGCAGCAACCCAGTCCGAGATCATCGCGCGCGAAATCAGAAAAGCCGGGGCAGCCAACAACGCCCTATTTGAAAGTCTGTCGAAAAATCTCAAGGCACAGAAAAGCTTTGCGGATGAATCTGAGCGTGGCTCGTTGGCCCTCTCTTCAATGAAGAAGAATGCCGAGGGACTGGCTTCCTCGATCTTCGGCATGGGAAAGTGGCTGCTAAAACTGGGGGCTCTCGGTGGTGGACTCGCCGGCCTCGGCGGATTGCTCGGTGGCATTGGCCTGAAGGATCTCGCGTCATCCGCGGTGGATACCCAGCGCAGCGCCCGTGGATTGGGTATGTCGCCGGGGCAATTGACAGCGTTCAATCAGGACTTTGGTCAACGCTACATTGATCCCAGTGTTCTAGGTTCGATCGCCGGCGCGCAGAACAGCTTTGCAGGGCGCGTATGGCTCGCTCGAGCGGCCGGTCAGGGCATCAACCAGGTGTCCAGTGAAGACCCGGGTCAGCTTGCGGGTCAACTTGCTATCCGCGCGCATAACTGGTGGTCCAACACACCAGAAAACATGCGCACGGCGGAGATGCTGCAGTCGACCGGTTTTTCTCAAGCTGGGTTCTCGCTATCAATGATGCGGCAATTGGGGAATACACCTCTGTCCGAACTCCAGCGAGCGGCGTCGCAATACGGCTCAGACCAAGGACGATTCAACGTCAGCGACAAGAACACGGATGCCTGGTATGGGTTTCTGCGCCAGATCAAGGATGCAGGCAACACCATCGAGACGGATCTGAAAAACAAGCTGGTTTCGCTTTCCGGGCCACTCCAGCATTTCGTGGAGGTCATCGGCAAGGACGCGATGAAGCTGATTGATGAGATTTTCACGCCGGCTAATCTGAGCTCGCTGGAAGATGGCATCAACGGTTTTACGAAGTATCTTGGCTCGAGTCAGTTTCAGCAGGACATGAAGGACTTCGCCGGATTGGTAACTGCCGTAGCGGGGGCCTTGCGAAAGGCGGCGAAATTCCTTGGTATTGATGTTGGGCCGTCGACTTCTAGCCCGCACGCCATCGACGTCAATCCGGGGCTTGATCCTGACGAAGTGCAGCGCGAAACGCGCGGCAGAGTGCGAGGTTTCGGCGGCATCTCATCTGCAGACAAGGCGCTTGGCTATACACGCCACTTCCTGAATATGCCCTCCGATCCACGCGCCATACTTGGCGATATGGATGCAAAAAACGGCCTTCCTGCTGGAACGCTGGAGGCTATGTGGGCAAAGGAATCTACGGAAGGAAGGAATCTGGTTGGGCCAGTGCTGCGCAACGGCGATCAGGCAATTGGCGACTTGCAATTTACCGGAGCGACGTGGAAGGAGTGGGGGAAAGGCGGTGATCGATGGAATTTTCGTGATCAGGCCAACGCCGGCGGCGCCTATATGGGCTTTCTGTCGAAGCATTACAAAGGCGACATCGCGCAGGCCCTGGCCGCATATGACTATGGGATAGGAAGAGTCGACAAGTCCATCAATGCAAATGGTCAGAACTGGCAGAAAGGACTTCCGTCCGAAACTCTTGACTACATCAAGATCGCCAGGCTACTCAAGGGCCAAACGCAGGGCGCCAAGGTCACGATCCAGAACAACACTTCCGCACGAGTCGCAGTACAAGCCAACGCAGCCGCAGCCCAATGAGCCTTTCGACCATCACGCAATCGGCGTTCAGTTCAGCGTACGACCTCGCATTTCAGATATCTCCCATCATTCTGAACGGCGGAATCGTAGCGAATACGCTGGGCGGCATGATGCCGATCATTGGGTTGACTGGCCAATTGGCTGCGCTCGCCCAAGGACTGCTGTCGGGTAACGTCGAGCCGTTCGCCAGGTTCGTGCCCGCGCCCGGGAGTACGCTCGTTGCCAATGCTACGGCGACATATCCCTTTGCCAATCAGTTCGTGGCAGCTAATGCGGTCATCAAGCAACCGAAGAACGTTTCCCTGATCATGTATGCGCCCGTGCAGGATACGGGCGGTTATCTGACGAAGTTGGCGATCTTCGAGGCGCTGCGCAGTTCTATCGAGGCGCATGTTGCTGCGGGCGGAACGTTCCATATCGCGACGCCGGCGCATATTTACCCCAACTGTCTCCTTAATAACATCACGGATGTGACGAGCGGGGAATTGGGCAAACAGCAGATGGTGCAATTCCAATGGGACTTCTTTCAGCCGCTGGTTTCGCTCTCGGACGCGCAGAATGCTCAGAGTTCGTTGATGTCGATACTAACCGGTGGGCAGCAAATCACTCCCACTGGGTTGGCGGGTACATCGATCTGGTCAAGCGCAGCATCGGCGGTTGGTTCCGCGGCGCAAGGTGCAACGCAGGGCATCAATGGCATCACAGGCGCCGTCAACAGTTTCCTGACTCAATAGAATGACGACGCTCATTGCCCTATCGCTGAATAACTCCACGTCGCCGCCCTTCTCCTACGTTTTCACGCTGGACAGTGCGTCATACCCGGGATCGGTGACGTGGAATATTACGGCGCAACGGTGGTATTTCACGCTTAGCGATCAGTTTGCGAACGTGGTCTGGAACGGGCCTTTGGTCGGGTCGCCGCCTGGTTTTGATATTCCGCTCGCGCCCGGAATCTTCGGCACCTCAACGATTCTCTGGCGTGAAGATACGGGCAACTTCGAAGTCAATCCCTGATGCGTTACTACGATATTTCGCTGACGCAAAATGGTCAGGCAAAGCCAGTCCGTCAATGGCAGTCTCATCCTGGCGGAGTTTTTGACCCCAACGCACTCGATATTGAATTTGATTGCCAAGTGGCTGATGTCGCGACATCGGCACAGGTATTCACCGTGACAATCCACGGCGTGTCTCTTGCCGACTTGTCTCAAGCCCAGCAGTTCACGGGCATGCAGTTCAGCATGAAAGGCGGCATGCAGGCAGGGCTACCGTTGGCAAATCCGCGGCAAGCCGGTCTGCTTGTGGCCGGTACGGTATTCCAGTCATACGGAAACTGGGAAGGCGTCGATATGAGACTTGATCTCGTCATCGCACCGTCGACGTACACATTGGACAATCCAGGCAACATCGTTCTCAACTGGCAGGCTGGCCAGTCGCTTCCGCAGGCTCTCCAGCAAACCTTGTCTGTCGCCTATCCGGGCGTGCCATTCACGGCGAATGTAGCACCTCAACTGGTTCAGGATTTTGACGAACTCCACTTCTGCTCAACCTTGCAGGAGCTGTGCCAGTGCATTCAAGGCATAACGCAAGGATATTTCGTCGGGCCGAACTATAGCGGCGTCAATCTGACTTGCCAGAATGGGCAGTTCTTCGTCTGGGACAGCACCTACAACCCAACACCTATACAGATCAATTTCACTGATTTTGTGGGGCAGCCGACCTGGATCGATGTCAACACCATGATTTGCAAACTGGTGTTGCGACATGATATCCAGTTAGGGTCGGTGATCCAGATGCCGCAGGGATTGCAGAACAGGCCCGGATTCGTAAATACAACCGCGCAATCATTTCCGTCAAGCAACAACTATCAGACAGCGTTTCAGGGAGTATTCACGGCATCGGAGTTGCGGCATATAGGCTCATACCGATCGACCGACGGAGCGTCTTGGTCGACTATTGTGAAGTGCCTTGCAGGTAGCGTATGAGCGATGATTTTGCCAAATTGTGGTTTCAGGGCAATCTGAACCAAACTGCGATTACGCGGGCTCAGCAGGCGATCAAAAGACTTGGCAAGGCACTTCCATGCCGCGTGACAAACGTCATCGGCAAGATCGTGACGGTTGAGTTTGAGATGGATACGGCGCCATGGACGCTGCCACCGGTGACTATCCCCAAAGCGGAAAGCTCATGGCTGACCGAGCCAACGCAGGAAGGGGATGTTGGCCTGACGATGCCGGCCGACGCTTACCTCGGCGGGATCTCTGGCTTGGGAAGTGGAACATCCGACTTCCGGCAGCGAGGCAATCTGACTGCGCTGGTGTTTGTTCCGGTGGGCCAGAAGTCGTTCTCGCCGATCGATCCGAACGCCGCCCAGATCCAAGGGCCAAACGGTGTGATTTTGCAAACCACCGTGGGCCCAACGTCTTCAATCGTGACCAACGCAAATGGCACGACGATTACATTCGGGACGACGACTCTTGTCATCAATGCTGCAGGCATTGCGCTGACGGTCGACGGCCAAACCTTCACATGGGGCGGAACTCAGGCGGTCTCTACACTGCCGATCCAAGCTCCCGACGTCATCCTGCCGAATGGTGCGGTCAATGGGCACTATCATCCTGGCGTGCAGACTGGCACAGGAAACACCGGCACGATGACCGGCTAGCCGTGATTCCACCACGCACCAGCTTTGCCCGCGAGATAAATCGCCACGCCGACCATGAGGGCGACAGCCGAAGCAGCGCCGTGGTGATTAAAAAATAGGAATGGCGAGGCAAGTATTGAAAGTTGCCCGATGAGAATCATCGCCTTATAGGTCTTTCCGGTTTTCTGAATCGTTTGCGTCATAGCTACCTCTTCTTCATCGGATTAAACCCAAAATCGTCGGGTGCGAATCTGGGGCATACGTCACACATCTTTGCAACGCCTTCAGCCTGAATCTGATCACGCACCGACGATGGATGATCGGGCTGAGCCTCGAACCATTGCAGCATATGCGAGCATGGAAACAGGAAGTTCCCCTCGTTCGAGGCGGCTGTGATGTGGCGAAACATTGGGTGAATGTACTCGAGCTTGAGCCTTGCATGTACCGGAAAATATGGTGTGTCGATAGTTCGCTGGCAATGAGCATGCCAATCGTCGGCGCGGCATGAGTCGGTGAAGCAATGCAGTACAGATTCAAGATCATAGGCTTGTTTCATCTCTCCGATGATCATGCGTCCGCGCGCGTAAAGGTGTGTGCCCTTCCACCCGCGGATGTAGTGAATCAGATCGACGGCCTGTACCGCGCCTTCATATGACAGCGCGAATCCAGCCACATAAATTTTCATTTGCCCGAGATCCCGTTCCACGAACAGCGGAGCGAGCTTTGCCACGTCCATCGCCAGATCAAATGCTCCCGATCGGCTGTTCATGAATAGCGCGAGCACGAGGTAATCGCGCGACAGAGCCGAAAGGTTTTCATGCGTAAAAAAACTGGGCGCTTCGGTCTTGGGCATCGTTAGTCAAGGGTTATGAAATGCGCGTATGGGGCAGAACATACAACGAAGATGGCACCTATCAATGGGTTGCCATTACGACCGATGCAAATGGGTTCTCCGACAACTGCTATCTAACCGCCATCTCTCAGGTCATCAAGTTAAATCTTGGCGAATCGCCTTTCTATGCAAACAGCGGGATACCGCAACAGCAAACGATCCTGACGCAGGTTTTTCCTGACTGGTATGTCAGTCAGATCCAGCAGCAATACGCACAGTATTTCGCATCTCTCGCCATCGTTCGGGCTCCGGGCTCCTTTCCCCCGCAATACAACATCGCCGCGGTATGTCACAGCGGTGCCCTGCTCAATAAAATTGTCGCCACATGACCACGATTACGCCTACGAACGTTCCTCTGGTGATGACGGCGGCTGGTCCTCAAACGACACCGCCCGCAACGCTCAATACAGCCCTGATCAACGGAGTCGCGGCCGAAGTTCCCGATTATACGGCGAACCTTCCTGGCCTCTTGATTGAGGACGTTTCGTCGACCGCAACGGGGGCTCTGATTGCGATTGACCAGGCGCGTGTTGATGCGGTCGCATCGGTGACGCCCTATGGGGCCAATGCATACATCCTTGCCCAACTCGGTCAGCAATTTGGGATTCCGCAGGGTACGCCGGCCAATGGAAGCGTCAACGTCGTCTTCAGCGGGCCGACGGGCTATGTCTTTCAACCTGGCTTTACGGTGGGAGATGGCACCAACCAGTATGCGCTTCTTGACGGTGGCGTCATTCAGACTGGCGGCCAGACGCCACAACTAACGGCCGTCGCCACCAATAGCGGCACTTTTGCTATTCCGGCAAATACGATCACCCAGATCGTGACATCGATCCCGAGTTCCTACACCGTCACGGTCAACAATCCCCAAGCCGGTACTCCAGCAACGGGCTCGGAAAGCGTTCAAAGCTATCGCGGAAGAGTGCTGCAGGCCGGCATAGTTGCATCGACTGGCACGCCGGCATACCTGAGCACCCTGCTGCAAAAAATAAGCGGAGTGCAGCAGAGACTGGTCTCAATCAATGCCGTTGCCGGCGGTTGGCAAGTAATCTGCGGCGGCGGGGATGCCTATGCTGTCGCCAATGCCATTCTGCAGGGAGTTCCCGACATTGCGACCTTGCAAGGTTCTCAACTCGCCATTGTCGGCATGTCCAATGCCAATCCGGTTGTTATCACGACGAACCTGATTCACGGCTATATCGCTGGACAAACGGTGATAGTGACGGGGGCCACGCCGAGCGCCTATAACATGATATACACAATAGCGTCGGTCACTGCAACGACCATCACGACGACGACGAATGGCAGTAGTTTCGGAGCCTATTCCGCAGGCGCGCAACTGACGCCTAATCCGAGAAATGTGTCGGTATCGTTGTTCCAGAATCCGAACACCTACACCATTCTATCGGTTAATCCGCCTCAGCAGATTGTTACGATCGCTGCGACATGGAACACCACACTGCCGAACTTCACGGCAGGAAGTTCCGTCAACCAGCTTGCCGCTCCTGCGTTGCAGTCATACATAAATTCCATTTGTGTCGGGCAGCCGATCAACATCCTCGAGATGAGCGCTGTTTTTCAGCAGGCGGTTTCTGCTGTTATTTCAGCACCTAACATCACCACGCTCACATACGTCGTGACGATTAACGGCGTAACAGCGAGTCCAACAGCCGGCACCAGCATTATCCCTTCGGATCCTGAGAGCTATTTCTCTTGCAGCAATACCGGCGTGACGGTGGTGCAGTGATATGCAACTCGAAACTTTCTCTGCGCAGTCCCTCCAGCAGATCATCCCGGCCTATCTATACCAGGAATATGCAGATGACCCAAGCCTTCAGGCGTTTATCGACAGTTACAACAGTCTCGCACAGGGGTACTTGGCTTGGTTCAATCAGACCCCGCTTGGGGTGTATATATCGCCCTATGTGACGGGCCCACTGCTCGACTGGATAGGCCAGGGCGTCTATGGGATCAGCAGACCAGTCCTCTCCACTTTGGCAATCAATCGCAAAGCAAGTTACAACGCGATCGCTTACAACGAACTCGCATACAACGGGGACCGCTACAGCACATCTGGCAATGCGACGATTGCCACGGACGACATTTACAAGCGCGTGATGACGTGGAATCTGTATCGGGGCGATGGTCAGATGTTCACGATTGGATGGCTGAAAAATCGAGTGAACAGGTTCCTGAATGGCGCAAATGGGACTGACTATCCAGTTTTAAATAACCCGCCCTCAATAAGCGTGTCGGGGAACGTTTTCACGATTCAGGCCACTTCCAGCGCCATGTTCGTCGCGCTTCAGCAATTGTTGGCCAATGGCGCGCTGTCTTTCCCGTTCCAGTATCAGGTGGTGGTTGCTAACTACCTGTCCAGCAACGGCGGACTCCTGCAGGTCGCGAGTGCGGCGGGATGGCCAACCAACCCTGTTTCACTGCCAGCCGGCTCTATCTGGAATGACGGCGGCGTCGCAGCGGTGGTTCCCGGCATAACGCCCAACCCGGCGGCACCTCCCGTTTATTTCATCAACATCTCGGCGGCTCAACTTCTTGTGCTGGGAGGGGGAAATCTTCCCCTTTCCAATCCTGGAGTTGGTTCAGGTCAACTTTGGAATAACGGCGGCGCCATCTCGATCGCCTGAGACCCTATGACAATCTTCATGTTCGCCAACAACGTTGATACGACGTTGGCGGGGGCGATTTCGTCCTCAGCAACGACTATCACGCTGTCTAGTGCGACGCACCTTCCGACCTCCATCCCGGCCGGCCAAGTACTGGTCATCACTTTAAATGATCAGGCGACGCGCCAGAATTTCGAGGTCATGTACGCCACCGCCGTATCTGGAGCGACTCTTACGGTTTTGCGTGCTCAGGAGGGTACGGCAGCGCTTACGTGGCTGACCGGCGACTTTGCATACAGCCCGCCGACCGCAGGACAACAGGCGGGGTTCGGGCAACTGGGAGCGAACAATACGTGGAGCGCCAACAACGCGTTTTCTGCATCAGTGACTGTGGACGGGACTGTCACCGCCGACTCTGGTTTTTCAGTCCCGAATAACGTTGCCTATTCTCTCACTTCGACATCCGGACCGTTTTCTGCGCTTTTCTGTAACGCCGCCAACCAAGTTGAGGCGGGTAATTCCGCGCTTCCTTTTTTCATCAACGGAGCAAGCGGCGGGAATGTTTTTGGTATTGGACAGACACTTCAGGCAGTTTCGCGCAATTACAACACCATATATTCAAACGGCACGAATGCGCTGATTTTTGTGACGGCTGCGACCTCATCGACAGGGGCTGGATCGATAGGCATTTTCGTTAATGGCTTCGAATTCACCAACTCGACAGCAACGACAGGCGGTGTTGCTTTGTGCGTATGGGCTCCTGTTCCGCCCGGCGCCAATTATGAATTTGTCACAAGCGGCTCAGTTTCGGGGTCGGCAACCTTTGCGGAATATCGATAAATGGCTCAGATTTACGGCGCACTCCAACCCCTGACTGGCGCTGAGACCGTGACGGTCCAGCAAGTTCAAGGTGGCCAGATTGTGACATGCACGATGCCGCTTTCGGATTTGGCGCCTCTCCTGAGCGGATCATCGACAGCATGGGCAGCAGGTTTGCCAACTTCACCCCCCACTACAGCGGGTGTCGTCTGGAGCGACAACGGGGTTATTTCCCTGTCTTGACCGAAAGCAAAGTTCATCAATAGCCGCCTCAGGGCGGTTTTTTATTGCGCTAAACAAATGAAAAAACTATTCGCTGCAATCGCCGCGGGGCTGCTCTCGTTGTCGGCCTTTGCGCAGACCTTTCCGTCGCCTACGTTCGCAACGACGACGACATCTAACCTGCAGGTCAATACCGGTCTTTCAATCGGCCCTACACCCGCATCGCTGGTCAAGGACATCAACGTCAGCCAGGCCGTGACGGGCACGACGTCCGCGAATTGCACGACCACGACGCTAATCATGTACCCGTGCGCGAATTTGTTCTATGTGTCGAGCGACAACGCGGCAGCAGCATCAGGGACGGTGTTGGATGAATGGCAGTTTGCCGCCAATTACGGCGGCTCGTCACTGACTGGTGGCCGTCAACTGTTGGATGTGATCGGCAATTTCACGGCACCATCGAACCCCGCAAATCCGCTTCCCGGTTATGTGGCCATCGCAGCCGAGCTGATCACGAACAGCGGAGATAATGGTACCGCACCGAACACCACCAATGGACGAGGCAGTTTCTTTGCAATGAATCCGGTGGTTGTGGCCAACTCGGGCGCCCAGAATCTGTTTGGTATCGCGGGCGAAGAAGTCAATGTCCAGTGCAATGGATGCTCAACTGCGATTCGATATGGGGTAAGCGTCGTCCAGAATGGGGCGAATCAAGGCTCGATACTCGCCAATGATGCCGCATTTCACGTGGGGAGCTTTAACTCCGGTGGCGCGTGGCACCAGGCACTTAATCTGAGCAGCCTGAACGGCGGCCCTCCTCTCGATACAACTGGTTGCGTGATTTGTACCGATACCACCGGTATCACCATCGGTACCGGCATTGACCTATCGCATTGGACCATCTCCGGGAGCCTGCTTGCGGGGCCAAACGGGTTCGTGATCTCGGGTCTGGGCGCGATCACTGCACCAGGCGGCATCGGGACTTCTGGCGGATTGAATGTATCGGCGGGAGGTGCATCGATTAGCGGCGGGCTAACAGCAACAGGGGTGGTCAGCGGTTCGGGCTTTACTTCTCTGCTGGCGCCGTATGCGCCGTTGGCGGGGGCGACGTTCACGGGCCCTAGTGGGCTGAGTTACGTTAGCCCAACATTCACAATCAACGACACCTCCGGTACCAATCAGTCGGCGATCAACTTCGATTCGAACGGAACCGTCCGTTGGCAGATGTTTGGGCAGAGCAACAGCGGTGCGCTTTGGGGTGTGAGTAGATTTGTCGGTGGCACGTTCGCCGACATTCCCCTTCAGATATCGAACTCGACCGGCGCTGTCACGATGTCCGATGGCATCACCGGCACGCCCATCAGCGGTAGTACGGGTTCGTTCACCACACTCGCAGCGAGTGGGACGGTAAGTGGTACGGGCTTTTCCAGCTATTTGGCATCGCCGCCCTGCATAGGGTGTACGGCACCAAATGCAGGCGCATTCACCGCCGTTCTGCATTCGCAGCAAGAGCGCGATACGAGTTATAGCTTCCAGCAGCCGACAACGGGTCAAACTCTGACGATGTCAGCGGGGACTGAGACTCTATTGATTGCTCCGGCCGGCACTCTCGCCGCGCTGACAATTACGATGCCTCAATGCAGCGCCGGATATGATGGCTCACTTGTTCGATTCGTCAGCTTCCAGACTATTACGTCACTTACGCTCAATGCTACGAGCAGCACTGTGACGGCACCAAATACGTCGTTAGCCATCGGAGTTGGCCACGCCTACATTTGCCGGGGCGTAGCTACTAACTGGTACCCGCTCTACTGATCGAGCGCGAATCCATGCAGAAATTCCGGTATGGATTCGCACATCAAGCATCCCCATGCCAATCCCTGCCAGCAAAGCTAGCGCGAATCCGGCAAAGGCGAAGGCTGAGGGCAAATTTCCGAAGTGCTGCAATGCAAGCGTTAAAACAATGTAGAGCACGCTGGCATGAATCAGGTAGATCCCATAGGAATAATCGCCGGCCTTCGCTAGCGCGCGCGTCAGGATAGATGCCCCGCTGAGTTCCTTCGCCGATAACAGGATGCCGACGCAGCACGCGGCGAATACGTAAAGCTCATGGACCGCGAACATGGGAATGCGCTCGAGGAACGGCCATGCGATGATGAGCGCGGCGCATGCGGCCAGGATCGCGCGCGCAAAGATCGATGGCACATTCAGGCGCCGGTTGGCATAGTAGGTCAGCGCCCCGACGATGAAGAACATGTTGAAGATCTGAAGCGGGATCGTCTCAATCGTCGGCGTGATCGCGCTCTCCAGGTGGAATCCGTGTCTCGCCACGATGACGCCCGCAAGCCACAAGGTGAGGAAATACGGGAATATGCGCTTTGCATTGCCGATCGTGAAGGCCGCGCAGACGATGTAGAAAAACACTTCGTAGACCAGCGTCCATTCGATATCCAGCGGATAGGGAATCACGCCGAAAGGCAGTAGGGATATCGAGCGGATGAGATCGGGTTGCGTGACCGTCCCCAGGAACAGCACCTTGGCGAAGATCGATAGTCCGACTGCGAGAAAGAAAGTCGGATAGATCCGCGCGAAACGCCGCACGAGGAAATTCCGGTAGCCGGTCTCGATCAGGTGCGCCATCAGGAAGCCGGAGATGGCGAAAAACAGCGTCGCGCCGAGGCTGAAGACGCCTGTAAATATCTCGAAGGCTGACGTATGGTTATTGCCGACGATCCACATGTAGCCGCGGACGTGGAACAGCAACACGGATATTGCCGCGACGCCTCGCAGGCTGGATAGGCCTTCCAGCCTCAGATTGTTTTTATTCATCGCCGCCCCCAAGCCTTACAGAAAGTCCCCGGATATTACCGTAATCCGGGAATTTGACAGAAATCAGTGATTTGCGATCTGCGCAATAAGGGGAGCCAAGACTGCAGCCTCGCGTTGCCGCCAGTGACTCGTGGCCAGCGTGCGAAGCGCGCCCTGGTATGCGACGTATGCGAGCCGCGTTTCAACACGAAGAAGGTTATTGCTCATCGCAAGCCTTCCACACGGAAAACCGTATAGCCAATAAAGATTCGACCAACAGCCGCCTTCTGGGCGGCTTTTTACTTTCGGGGCCCGAATGAGCGAGATCGACGCCATCAACGAGCGTTTGAAAAGAGGTGAAGAAAAATTTTCGGAAGTCTCCACTGCACTTTCCGGGATTACAGAACACCTGAAACGCCAGGACGCGATGTATGCCGATCTGGGCGCAAAAATCGATGCACAAGGCAAGAGCACGGCGGCCATCGTTGATATGTGGGATGGCGGGGTGAATGCCACGCGGTTTTTCTGCCGCCTCGCGCGCGCGTGGGAATGGGTAGTCAAGCAGATCTTCTCGAAGCGGTTTATCGCGCTGGTGCTCGTCTATGCCGCGCTGCACTGGCTGTTCTTCAAAAGCCTCCCTGACTGGACGCACTGGGTGATCTCGCTTTACAAGGTCTACAAGGACATAGCGTGAATCTGACGACAGACATCATCGTTGCTGGTTGCGGTGCATCGCCAGCGCGAGCAGCGCAATGGCTGCAGCCCCTGCAGGCAGCTTGCGACAAGTTCGCGATCAACACGCCGCTACGGGTTGCCGCGTTTCTGGCCCAGATCGGCGTCGAGTCCGCGCGGCTTTCGGCTGTATCGGAAAACCTGAATTACAGCGCTGTCGGGTTGCTGACGGAGTTCTCGAAATACTTCGATGAAGCCGAGGCGCAACAGTATGCAAACAAGCCGCCGATGATCGCGAATCGCGTCTATGCAAATCGGAACGGCAATGGCGATGAAGCGAGCGGTGACGGTTGGCTATTCCGCGGGCGTGGCATGGGGATTACGGGGCGACGCAACTACACGCTGTGCGCGATGGGCGTCGAACTGGATCTGTTAAATCATCCGGAATTGCTCGAGCAACCGGCGAACGCCGCGATGGGATCAGCCTGGTACTGGTTCAATCGCAATCTGAACGCGCTGGCCGACGTCGGCAATTTCCTTGGGTTGTCGAAGGCCGTCAACCTCGGCAGCGCAACTGCGACCGGAACTCCGGGCAGTTACTCGCAGCGGTTGGCGCTGTACACCTCAGCGAAAAAAGCAATGAGCCTCGCATGAAGGCGCAACTCCAAGACTTAGGCAACGGCGAGCAGTCCGTTCTATTCGACTGCCCTGGTTGCGGGTTCCTGCATGCGGTCCGCGTCGACGGAAAATCGCGGCCCAACTGGGCATGGAACCGATCGCTAGAAGCGCCGACCTTTCAACCTTCCGTTCTGGTTTCGTGGGAGATGCATGGCAAGCCGCGTATCTGCCACAGCTTCGTTACCGATGGCCGTATCCAGTTTCTCGGTGACTGCACTCATGCGCTCGCCAATCAGACGATCGATTTGCCGAACATCGAAGACTAATCCCGAATCCTCTCACCTCAAGCCGCCTGCGGGCGGCTTTTTTGCGCCCATACGAAATGACCGACGTTACCGAAGTGCATGAACTGAAGGACACGCTGAGCGCTGATTACTTCGTGCCCGGACACGACGAGCGCGAGACGACCTCCTTGTTCACTCGCACGAAGAAACTCCTGATCGAACGTGAAGGTGGCCGCTGCTTCATCACCAACATGACCGCCGAAGAGCTCGGCGCGCCGTTGCAAGCCCATCACCATCCCGTAGAACGCTGTTTCGCGACGGCATGGGACTGGCCGCGCTTTGCGGACGATTGCAAGGCTGGGAAGTGGGGGCCGTACGCGCAGGCATTCGACTGGGATTCGTTCCTGTCCGCCCAGCCATTTGACCCGTACCGTTTCGTCGACGACATGACTGTCAACGGCATGTTGCTCGGTGCTGGGCAGCACATCGGGAAAGACGAGGGATTGCATCGCTTGCCTTTCCCGGTCTGGCTCTTCACCAAGTATGCGGTCGAGGGCTGGAAATTCTCCCCCACTGAAGTCATTCACCACGACCCGGAGCATCTGTAATGAACAGCAATCCTCTCATCACCAGCGGCCTGACCATCGGCGCGGCCGATCTCGTACCGACCGTCAATTGGGCACTGGAAGGCTTTCACGGCACAGCACCTAGCAACCTGTCCGCCCTTATCGCTGGCGGCATCGTTCTGGTTCTGCATGCTGGTTATAACTGGCTTGCATCGCGCTCTGCCGCCAAACAACCCGCCGCCCCCGCGCAGTAAATCCCGCCGCGCTCGCGGCACCTCTGAAGGAAATCCCCATGAAAAAGATTCTCGCCGCTTTTGCGGCAGGCGTAGTCGCGTTCGCACTCGGCGCATGTTCGACCGCTCAGCAACAAAACGCGCAGCAAGTCTTGGCCAAGCTGCAAACGGATGTCGTCGGCGCGTGTACGGTCTTTCAGGCAACCGAACCCAGCGTGCAGATTTTCATTGCGACCGATCCGACTGCGAATGCGGTTGTCACTGGCGTGAATCTGGCCTGCACGGCAAGCTCGACGATCAACGTGACTTCGATCAGCGCACTGGTCAGCACTAGCATTCCCGCGGCCATCGTTGCAGTGAACGCAAGTACCGTGATTCCGGCAGCGCAGAAACCCGCGATTATCGGCGCGCTGACGGCTCTGAACGTCGCTCTGTCGACGGCGCTCGTTGTCTACAACCAGAATGCGCCGGCGGTCGTTCCGACGTCGCCCGCGAGCGCGCCGGTTGCTGCGAGCGCTTGATGAACGCCAGGGATTACGCCCTGTTCGCGCAAGAGGCCTATGACGCGAAGCCCGACATCGGGATCGCGGATAGCGCCTCGCGCGCGATCGTGCGGCAGACTGCGGACGGTCTGTGCATCGCGTTCCGCGGGTCAGATGATCTAGATTCGTGGCTGCACAATCTCGATTCCGTGCCAGCGTTGGTGTCGGGGATGGGCGCCGTGCACCGCGGCTTCTACTGCGCGTGGACGGATATGTCGGCTGGAGTCATGGCCGCCGTTGGCGACAAGCCTGTGACGTTGATCGGGCACTCTCTCGGGGGCGCCATCTGTTTGCTGGCTGCTGCGGCTCTCACTTTGGCAGGAAAGCCGCCGTTAGCCGCATGGGCCTTTGAGCCGCCTCGTGTGAGCTTCGACATGACGCTACGGGTTCTGCTATCGCACGTACCGTTGCACCTGTGGAGGAACGGTTCCGACCCGGTGCCGGATCTTCCCCTTGGTGGCGTGCATCCCGGCCTGCTGACGCACATCGGGAAGTCGACGACGCTCATTCCGTCAATTTCGGATCATTTTCTGCAGAATGTGATTCCAAATATTCCTGCGGCTTAAAAAACTGCATTGACCGATCATCTTCTTCCTTGGTCGGCCCAAAGAACCGGGCGACTGAGGCGGCGCTCTTCACCTCAATGAGCACCATATCGCCCAACTTTGTCAGTCTGAAATCTGGCGGACGCGCGCGGCGTTTGACGTGGCGAAGTTTCATTGATTCGCCCGCACCGCATCGCGGACATGGTTGGGCTTGGGTTCGTCGGCTGGTGCGGTGGTTTCGGTGCCCATAGGGCCGCGCCATTCGTGGTCGAGCGGCCTCGCCGGGATAACGCCAATCCGTCCGCGCGCTGATGGCATTTCGATCTCGATATGGCGAACGAGATATGGCAATCCCTCAATGTCGCAGACGGTCTGCTTGTCCAGGTACTCTTCGAACTTCAAGTAGGCATCGACGCCGTGAATTGCCATGCTCACACCCTCGCCGCGCAACCAGCGCATCTTTGCGAGTAGCCGAAAACGGTAATCTAGATCTGGCTCGACGCTATTGCGCGATAAGCTGATATCCGGCATCTCGCCGACCGCATCCAGATCGTGGCCACTCCCAATCAGTACTGCGCGGTCCGGGTCGAAAAGAACGACCGGCGGTTCGTCATCGTCAAGCATCATCCATCTCCTCTCGCCATTGGCGGCGATCAATCACCTTCCGTTCGCCGTATTATTCTCACAAATGACGTTGGTAGACTTATCGTCTACGAGAACGCCCTGCGCAGCACATTTGGCGATCATCGTTGCTTTCGCATCGTCTGAATGATCGGTGTAATGCGCAATACAAATAATGATCAGAAGGCCCGTTATAGCGCTGGCCGCCATGATTTTCAGTCTTTCTTTCATCCCGCCTCCCGCGCCTAAGCGCACATCAATCGCCCGTCACTGACGGCGCACCATCGACTACCACCCCAAGTTCGCGCAGGCGATTCATGATCGCCCAGCGCGCATTCTCGCTACCTCCTTCGATCGCCAGAGACATCGGGCCGATATAGACCGCCACGCATTTCATCTCTTCCGGTCTACCGCCACTGTCGATCCATTGCTGTGATGCCTGCATACACGCAAGATCGACCTTCCTTCTCAGGTCGCGCTGCTGCTCTTCGGGGTCTATAAAGCGCAAGTTCATTCCTCCTCCTCGCCTACCCAAGGTAGCGCATCAATCCCTCTTCCGTCCATTCTTCCGCCACTCCGCGAGCATCCTCATCCGCTCGTCGGTCAACCTTTGCTGTCGCGGCGTCGGTGGATCAGTCAGGCATGGCTCCGCATCCAACTCCCGCTCAAAACACTCCCACACCGTTCCCGCGACGTGCGAACTGCCGACGCTTCCTATCATCCTGCGAATCTGGTCGGCACGCTTGATCGTAGACCGCAACCGATGAATTTCGCGCAGCAGGCGCAAGACTGTCTCAGTCGGTTCGCGGTCGTATATCGCGGCGAGGTCGGCGGCGGTTAGGGGCGGGCGATGGGGCATGGCGAGTACTGTGTTTATGTACAGCACAAGGATTTTGCCACAATCGCGCTGCCTAAAAATTCATCGTCTGGAATAGCGTTGTAACTAGCTGATTTTATTTGTTAACCGATGTGCATTCATATGCACGTCGCGAGCACACAAAATCGCTCATAAAGTCATGATTTAAAAGGCAAAACAATCCGATTACCGGGTTTACCTCGGATGTAATAGGGAACCATACCTAGCAAGGCTCTCCGTTTATTCGTCGCTTAAATATCTGGAATTTTCACCCGGCAAACTTCACTTCCGTCCACTCCGCACCGCGCGTATCGCGATAAAACTCCGTCATGCTGGCCGACTTGTGACCCAAGATGGCCTGCGCGAAATCCTTGTCATATTGGTCCGTGTAGAGGCGAGCTGACAGGCTTCGTATTTCGTGAAAGCTTGGCGCGGTTCTGCCCTCTTCCCAGGTTATCTCGGCCGCTATTCTGGCCCGCTGGAAGGCCTTCGTGATGACGTCCTTGTCTACGGGGTCGCCAGCCTTCCTGATGCGAAGCTGCTTGCTGTGGTGGACCATCCACTTGGAGATCGCCCGATCCCGGCATTTTTTTATGGTGTCTTCGATCGAGAGGCCAACTGCGTCGAGGCGCAGGATTACCGGAATACGCAGCCTCTGCTTCGTTTTTTCCTGCTCCACAAACAGAAAGCCATCCTTCACGTCAGCGAATAGCATGTTCGCAACGTCCTCGCGGCGTTGTGCTGTGACGAGGGCAATCTCCATGCTCCGCGCCACCCAAGGGTCCATCGTCAACGCCACTTCGTGGATCGCATTGAACTGGTCAAGCGTGAGGCGCGCGCGCTCAACCTCAAATGACGGGACACGCGTCACCGTAACCGGATTCGTTCCGTTGTCTATGAGACCCTTCGTTTCCGCCTCCCGGAACATGTCCATCAGCGTCTTGCGAATCAGGGCCGCCATCTGGGGCCCGCGCGTTGCAGTAGCCGCAGTGATGAACTCGGAAATTTCCTGCGTCTTGATTGACCGCAGATTCAATCGCAGAAACGGGGCCGTCCGGACCGCTCGTATTCCTGCCTGCACCGTACGGATAGTCGATGCGGTGGGCTTGCGGGTCTCGATATAGACTGCTTCGTATTCTCCCGTCCAGTCGTCCAGCGTCTTGCCCTTGGGCTCCAAAATCTTCTGGGCAAGCGAAACGTTTCCGCGGCGTTTCTCGACAGCCAGGTTGGCGGCCCGAGCCTCAGAAAATGCCTTCGCCTGGTCGCGCCCGAGTCCGTGACTTGTCTTTGTGTCCGGGTCGCGCCAGTAGAAATAGCCGGCGCCGTTCTGGTTCAGATGCATCGGCCAGTTACGCCGCTTCGCCTCCCGCCGTCTAGCCGCCATTCCCGAGTCTCCTGGCCATCTGTCCATCGCTATCAGCATACACGGCGGTCGGCTCGACGAAATACCTATTCCCGATCCTAATCGGGGCGGGCACGATCCAGCCGTCCCTACGCCAGTTGTACAGCGTGTTCCGATGCGGTTTGGTCGCGAACGTGCGCTCAGCCCACTCTTCAAGCGTCACCAGTTTCGGCATGTCAATCACTGCTGCCATACTTCCTCCGCTATGCGCCTTTAACGCATAAAACTTGTTTAAGGACATGCACGACCTCGACCAGATCGCGCTGATTTTCCATCACCTGGTCAATGTCCTTGTAACTGGCCGGAATCTCATCGAGCACAGCGTCATCCTTGCGACACTCGACGCCAGCCGTCTGCGATTCAAGATCAGCCACCGTAAAAGTGCGCCGAGCCTGAGCACGACTCATTTTCCGACCGGCGCCGTGTGAGCATGAACAGTAAGACTGCAAATTACCCTTGCCGCGGACGATGTAGCTGCGCTGCCCCATTGACCCAGGGATGATGCCAAGATCGCCCTCGCGCGCCCGGATAGCGCCTTTGCGCGTCACCCAGAGGTTGCGGCCAAAGTGGTTCTCGCGCTCAACGTAGTTGTGGTGACAGTTCACGGCCTCATGCGTGATCGAGAATTCGATCGGAATGTGTCGACGCAAGGCGGCAATGACTGCGGCCATCATCACCCGGCGATTCTCTAACGCGTAGTCCTGTGCCCAGTTGACCGCCTCGACGTAATCGTTGAAGTCGTCGGTGTCTTCCGGGAAGTAGGCCAGATCACCATCAGGCAGGCTGATGAAATACTGCTCCATGCGTTTCTTGGCCTTCTCGATGAAGTAACGTCCGATGAGGTTTCCGACGCCGCGCGAGCCAGAGTGCAGCATGATCCAGACGTCCTGGGCTTCGTCGATGCACAGTTCGATGAAGTGGTTTCCTGAGCCCAGAGAGCCGAGCTGCTTAGCCATGTTCTTGTTGGTGATCCCCGGTGTTTTGGCAGTCAATGCGAGATACCGTGCGCCAAGGTCCGCGGGCAATTCGGGGGGGCGCGATTCTTGGTGCGTACCCCCAGCACCGAGCGGCACGTCGCGTTCGATCTGGTTGCGAATCGCCAGCAGGCTATCGGGAAGGTCACTTGCCTTCAGCGACAGCCGCACGGCGTTCATGCCGCAGTTATGGACGAACACGCCGGCGGACAGTGCAAAGTTACCGACGTCCGGGACGGTGAGGCAATAAACGTCTTCCCTTTCGGTCAACACCTCCACGCTCACCACTTTGTGGTTGTAGTGCAGACCGTGTTCTCGGCGCCGATGCGCTAAGACTGCAAGGTGACCGAGCATTTCGACCCCGCAGTCCGGGCATTGGCGCGGTACCTGTTGCAGGCGCTTGGCGTTATCGCTGCTCTTGCGTCGGCCAGCGACGCTGGCGTTGTAATCCTGAAGATAGACCTTGCCGCGCTCACCGTTGCCAGCAATGGACGACCGCCACTCATCGCCATTCTCGGCCATGTACTTCTGAATGTTTGCGGTCCCGCGTGCCGCCATCATGGCGCGGCCTTCTTCGGTGTCCGCCAGCGCGCGCAAGGCCGCCTTTCTGCGATCCTCGAATTCTGGCGACTGCCAATGAGTGTTGCGGTCAACAAGCGAGCGATGGTATGCGCTATGGTCGCGATCACCCATGAACACGAGGTTTTTTGGGTCGTTGTTCGATTCGCAGAAATCCCGGTGGTGGATGATCGTCTTTTGTCCTTCAAACGATGGAATTTTCCCGAGCAAAGATGATCGACCGACGATCCAGTGCGCCCGCTGCCAATATCCTGTACGGTTCTGCTTGATGCGCAAGTATCCCTCGGGGTCAATCTCGCGATAAAACGGCATCAGCGAGTCGTCGGCGCACAGGCTCTCAGCCTGCCGGTAAGTGCCATCGCGCATTTGGAACTCATGATCTGGCGTACACCGGATGCGCTCGCCGTTGTCCAGCGTCACGGCGACGACGGCTGTGGCCGATCTTGTTTTCTTGGCAGTGGCATAGGCCGCGACTACATCGCCACTCGGGCGGCAACCATAGACCGCGAACGGTTCCGCACGTTGCGCAAGATCCGCGATTCGATAATCTTTGCCGTCCGCAAGGAATACCAGCGTGTCGCCAGCAAAGCACCCAATATCAACTCCAACCGCGGCCGGCACAATAGCCTTGTCCGTCGCGATCACGGTGCCGACCGTTGCGCCGATGCCAGCATGGACGTCAGGCATACAAGCGACGCCATTGCCAGCGATGAATGGCAGGCGTGCGATATTCTTCAATTGCTGAAGCGCCGAGTCCTCGATCTCATCGGTCCAAATCTTGATCGGACGCGCACCTTCTTCGTGAATGACTTTCTTCATTTGATTTCCCAGTATTCCCGCGTTTTCTCAATGATGCGTTGTGCAGCTTCGGTCATGCGTTACGCCGATCCGGAAACGGCATGCACCCTCTCACGGCAGGATCGTGCGCCATAAATGCAAACTTGCAGATCGGATAAGTGCGATGGACTTGTTCAAGGTCGAACTTCAAGCCGGGATATCCGACATATTCAAAGACTGCCTTTCTCAGGCTGTTTCGATAGACGCGCACAAGGCCAGTATTTATCCAGTCTATTATTTGCACGCCCCACACCGGATCATCGTAGGATTGGCAGAAAATCACGTAGCTTGTGCTCACAATTCCCCCGCCTCAAGATTATCCAAAACCACCCCACAAAAAACCGACACCAAAGCCAGAGGCCATAGCCATATCATTTCTAGCGATGGACGCTGACCTTGTGATTCGATTAGGGAGAATGAGAGGCCGATGAGGAGGTATAGCGTCAGGAGGTGCATGGCTGCTCCGCTTCGAGTTCAGCCAAAAGTTCAAGCGCCCAGAGCAATGCGGCTTCGGTGCGCGGGCCGGATGCATTTGCGATGCACCACTGGAGCTCGGCTTTCAGCTCGTTCAGGTCGGTCAATTTTCCTCTCCAACAACATCACTCCACGGGCCAGTCCCATCACCCCAATCCTGCAAGCGAGACGAGGCCAGCATCAGCCGGTTATAGGCCGGATACAGCCACGAGAAAGCATCCCATCGTGACATTGGTCGACTGACAAGGTCGCCGAGCCAGTACAGCAACCAGGAGGCGCAAGTGATAACGTTTCTCATGGCGCCTCGCTGAACATATCGATGGTCTTGTCGTCGCGCGTGGGCTCAGGCTCAACCGCTTCAGTACCACCATACTCCGCATAATCCGGCCAGTACTGCGCCAGACTCTTTGCATGCGCCTTAGCTGTGCTATCCCACTCGACAACGACCGCGTTGATGCTTGGCCAGTGGTCCGGGTTCTTGCCTTCGGTGACGGATTCGGCGCGTTTCTTTCCGAGCCATTCGCTCCAGTACGCATTGAACGCAGCGGCGACCTTCTCGGCCTGGGCCTTCGACGGCGCGGCAACAACGTCATCGGGGCCTTGGATGTGGAGCATCCAGAGGGTTTCAGACATATTCACGCTCCCACATAAATAGCAAACACCCTCACCGGATCAGGCCCGAAGTGCGGATGCTGGATTGTTTGTTCGACGTAGCCGCGCCAAGGTCGGATTAGGCGGCGCTCATGGTCGTCACGCTTTGGATAGCCAAGCGTCAGGACGATCCGGCTAAAATCCCGTAAGGCGAGCCGCCGATACCAGTAGTCGTTGACGAGCCGGTATTCCTGGGTTTTCTCGCCTGACTTGATGGCATCGAAGTACTCGCGCTTGAGCGGAAGAATTAGGTCGGTCATCTTCCCTTCCCTAGCGTGTATCGCGCGCGGCTCTTCGCCCACGCTTCAAACTGCGTAGGGTCGTCCCATTCAACCGTATCGGCGTTGGCGATGTGGCGAAGCTCTTGTTCGAGTTCGGCAATTCGTGAATTTGCGGCCTCGAGTGCGTCGGCGGCCTCTACGGGAAGCCGTGAAACGACATGCCGATATGGGGAAGATGTGATACTCAATGAATATGCATAATTTTCGCGCAACCGTTTAATCAGATCACTCACGCTTTTTCTCCAGTAGCAATGGCCCGGATCTCATCGCGAAGATCAGCAACCATGCGCGTCAGGTCATAAACCAGTCGGTGCGGTTTATCGGTCCAGTTGTAGGCGTGCTCGCCATGCCCAGCTACGCCAAGGTGATATGCGCGCAGATCTGGATATTTGGCGGATGGGCTCGGGTAAGCCGTAGCATCCTCCATCTTGACATCCCATCGCCCCACCATTTCAGCCACTGCCGCACGCCGAGAGGCTTGCCAAGCCTCACTCGCTGCCATCTTCGCCATACGGAAGACGCTTGCGGCCTCGTCATCGGCTTTGGCGGCTTCAGAAAGGGCTAGATACCAGGCGGCGCTCTTGATATGCGCCTCAAACTCTTCTAGGTCAGTCATTGGATGCTACGCTTGCTGGCTGCGCGGCGGTACGAACGACACCGGGATTGACCGGCATCACCTTGTATCGCGGCGCACCTTCGACGCCATCCAGCAGAAGCGTCAGAACCAGCTTGCCGTCCGGCCGCTCTTTCAGGCTTACGTGCTTGGCGTCGAACTGTGGCGCATCCGTCAGCGCCCGCTCTGTCTGTGCTACTGGTTTCGGGGATGCGGCGCTGGCGAATTGCCTAAACTGTCGCAACGTGGATTTCTCCCGTTCAAGCTGCGTGCGATGCAGACTGACGAGATAATGTAATTCTCGTTCGACGTTGCCTTTGTAAGCGTCAAGTGCCTCATATAGTTCAGAAGGGTTGCTATACGCTTTCTCCCATGAACGCGCCTGTTCTACGAGAGCCCACAACGCAGCTTCGAAGCTTTTAAGCTCAAACGCCGCCCGCTCATCGTCCAGCACCACGGCAGAAAACTGCGACGCTGCGAGCAACGCCAGACCGTCTACCGCTGCTTTCAGTTTTGCCCAATCGCTTTCAGGCTTGTCCGGCTGCGGGCAGATCTTCTTCTGTGCAATTCCTAGAAACTCATGGATTGCTTTCAGCGCTACATCATTCGGATTTGGCATATTCAGCCTCGTTGACGAGGATTACTTCGTTGACGAAACCGCGCAGCGCATCAAGGCGCGGATTGCCCAAGTTGTATTTGCTTGCGATCTCGAAAATCTTGTCGGTGCTGATCGAGATCGGCGTCGGGAATCGTTTCGCCTCGCCAACTTCCACGGGCCGGGATGGTTGCGGAGATGCGGCGCGGGAAGCGATCCACTCGATCAACGAAAGCTGATCGCGCTGCCAGTCCTGCTCATCGTGCACATAGCCAAACCGCTCGCACAGAAGGCGATGGAAATTCTTGAAGTCTGATTGCGCGGTCTGCTCCACTGGTTGCGCGGCTGGCACTGCTGGGTGGTGGCACTTACCCTCGTCGCGGCACTGTCCCGGCAGGTCACAGCACTTGAACCGGCAATTCGAGAACGGTGCTTGCGTGCCGATGGTTGGTGGCGTCTGCTCCACTGGTTGCGCGCCAGCGTTATAGGCTTCCTGAAATGCCCGAACAGAGATGCTGATGGCATTACTGGACGACATAGACGTTGCTGCCGCTATAGAATTGAACGTGCGCTGATATGGGAACTCAATCTGCTCCACTGGTTGCGCTACAGGTTGCGGGAATGCGGCACGAGCGGCATAGGCAAACTTGAACAGGTTGTGATTCTCGAAAATCCAGCTGCCATCCGCAGTTCTATCCAGCGAATGCGCCGTAGCCAGGTCTTTGATCACCACATCAAGACAATTACGCTGCTCATCGTCCAGCGCTACGGCAGATTTCGCTGTCTGTGCTGGCGGGGCGGCGTAGAGAGTAAGCGTTCTATCCGGGTACCGCCCGTTATAGCTGCAATGCTGGAAATCACGATGAACCACGCCGGGGCCACAATCCCACTCGTATGCATAAATTGGGGCTGCGACAACCGGCTCGCCAATATGCGTCGGCCCGTTCACCGATGCCATGAACTTTCGGTTCAGTTCCTCGGCCTCAAGAGCTCGTTTTTTCCAGATCGATAAATCTTCACGCGCCCCAACATAAGCGTCAGCCATCGGCGCCTCCGCTTGCGCCTCCGCACCCTGCGCCACATTGGCGGAAGTTGATGCGGCGCAGCAGCAGGCATCCGAGAGAAGAATCCAACGCATCGACTTTGTGTTGAGAAAGACGTAATCGCTAGGTGACGGACCGTCAGAAAAATGTGACCCTACCCAGCCGTCTTCAACGAAACTCCACCGCGCTACAACGTCCAATACCTTCTCACCGTCATGCAATAGAACGGGCGCGCTGAACTGGTCGCCATACCATTCCATGAATTCTACGGGAGGCGTTTTCTGGGTCGACTGCCATGCCCCGCGCTCGTCCTGCTCGACCGAGGGCGCGGCAGGGCTCGTATTGCCGATCACGCTTGGCGCATCAGCATCCTCACTGGCCATTGTGACAAACTCTTGAGAAAGATCGAACGTCGGAGAGGCGGTGAAAACTTCGCCCTCAATCGGCTCAGTCGGCTCCTCAACCCCCGGCAGACCGCCAAGCAACACGGCCTTCGCGATGCTTCCATCCTCGATCATGGTGCAGTCGTCGTCGCGTTCGCTGAACAGCCAGTTCTGCGGCTCTCCGCTGACGGTATCGAACTGCTGATGATCGTCGTCGATGTTGTAATGGTGACCGTGTGCATAGAAGCGCAGCGCGTCCAGCACCGACTGAGGCAACGCCTGAGTCGCGGCAGGCTTGCTTGCAGATAGCAGGGCGAAGGCGAAGCGCATTTCTTGCTCGGTTGCGAGCGTGCCGTAGACCTGCGTGGCGATCTTGCGAATCTGTTCGTCTGTCATATCCAATCCCTCGGGCTGGGTTGCGGTCATGGTCGGTCCTTAATGAAGCGATGAACGATCGGCTCAAGAGGCCACGCAACTGTGTAGTGCTCTTTCGCGTCAATCCGATCAAAGATGCATTGCCATTGACCGTTCTTTGTTTTCACCTGAAGCACCTGAAAATCGCCGCGTGCAGGTCGATGCTCGATCTTTTTCGAGTCCAGCCACGCCTTGAAATCTTCGAGCTTCGTCTTATGAAGTAGATTTCGACTCATGACTGGTCACCGGTAGATGGAGCGGCTTCGATCATTGCGCGGTACATTGCTTCAGCGACGCGGTTGGCATCTTTGATAGAAAGGGTCGTGCCGTTACGGTTGAAGTCGTCCATGCGAGCTTTTCCGCCTGCCTTGACAATCTCGGCCGTGGGTTTGATCGGCACCAGCTTCCAGCCGTCCGGCACCCGGACTGCCTCCGCCTGCACTTGGGCGGGGGCATCGCCTTGCAGCATGCGCATAATTCCCGTGATCTCGACGGAAGCAGCTTTCGGATCGCACCCCCCATTGAGCCATTGCCTCACGCATTCAAGCGATACCAGCGCGTTTCGCACATCGGGCGCATTCTGAGGCGAAACTTCGCTCTCTACAGGCAAAGACTCGATCGCCACATAATTGCCGTCGTCGAACAAGCAAAGCGCGCCACACTCGGGGCATTCCTGCTCAATCGCGTCTTCGCTCGGCCCTGCATCTTTAGTGGTATCGCTCATGATGTTGTGATTGACGGTGTTCATGCGGTTATCTCCATCGCCTGCGGTTGCTCCGTTGGTATGCGAACCCAAGCGCCGTTCTCCCAAGACAGGTCCCCGCCTTCCAGCTTCACCCAGCGGTGCGCCCACGCGTCTTGACACCATTGCCATGCCTCAACCTCAGCCCGCAAACCATCGACCATTTCCAGTTCGGCGACGACGCGAGACTTGCCTGAAAATCGAGCCGCAACGACGCGCCCGAATGACGGAGGAACACCTTCAGGCAAAACGTCCATAAGGACGCGACGAATTTCATCGGCTGCGCTTCGTCTTGCAAATACCATTCTTGGGGCATCGAATTCCAGTGCAAGTTGATCGCTCATGATGTTGTCCTATAGTTCGATTGCTTCGCGCGCTGCGCGGATGGGGTTAGGCGGCTTGCGAAACGAGGTCGCCACCCCATTGCGCTGCCATTGCTCGGGCGATGCCGTCGTAGGTCTTTGAGCGCTCGCGGGCCCGCTCAGGTCCCGGCGCCATCTTGTGGATGCGATCGGCGCGACCTTCGACGACCTGTGTCGGCATCAACAGCGGCAAGCCTTTCAGCCATAAACACGTCGCCTTCGTCTCGCCGTGACCGAACTGCCATGGCTGAATTACCTGGTCCGGTTTGCGATAAAGCGAACTCATGATCGACACTGGCTGCTCGAAGGCCGTCTTCGGTATATGCGTCGACCGGCGAACCAGATTCATGAAGAACGAGACGCCAGCAGCGCCGCGGCCGTCCATCCACTTTTCTGCGAAGTGACGCGCGCCACTGACAGACGTGTGGGTGCAGGGAGGATGGAAAATAGCCAAATCCCACGGGTAGTCGATCACGTCGAAAATGTCGCCTTCATAATGCGGACCCGCGGTGCGCGTCGGCAGCAGGTCGCAAGATAGAACCTTGTGGCCGATCTTGGCGAACGCATCTCGTACTGCGCCCGATTCTTCGCAACCGACAAGCACGTTCATAATTTCCTCTTCGCGCAGCCACTGCGCGGCGTATGGGGGGGGGTAGTTGCTGGAACGGTCATCCGACCGACCCGCGAAAAGTCTTCGTCAGCGCTCGGTCGACGGCATGCCCGCGATCGCGAACCACATTCGCGAGCCGCGCGCGGTCGTGGTGGCTGGACGGTGCCTGCCTGAGCAAGCCGAAATAGCTGTTCGCGAGCTGATGCACATCAGCCGGCGCACTGGCGGCTGTGCGGCGCAATGCCTCATTAACCGTGCGTGGTCGCGTTGAACGGCGCCACGGTTTGATGACATGGCCGACAAAGTCAACGCCGCGATCGACAGGCTGAAGAATCGTCTTCTTCGGGTTTAGACGTGCTTCCATGACTCGCCTGTCAAGATTGAATGGATAGATGCCTGTGAAACTCCAAACTGCTTCGCCAACGCATGTGATCCACGGCCATACTTACCCGGTTCATAGAGGCGTCGAATCTCCAATACCTGCTCCTCGGTCAATTTCGCGTGGACTGCCTTCTCGCCCCTGCACTTGTTCGCGCGACCCTTTGCCAGCATGTCGTGCACGTTCTCCAGTTGCGTTCCCGGCGTGAGGTGCCCGAGGTGGATGCATGCCAGGGTATCGCATGAGTGCATCAAAATCTTCCCCTCCGGCACTGGGCCATTGTGAAGCTCGAAGTGCACGATATGCGCGCGTCGCACCTTCCCGCCAACACTGATTCGCCCGTACCCCTTCTTGTCCTTCTGACCGATCCATAGAAGACATGCCCCAACCTGCTCCACCTTGTTCAGAAGCCTTTGTTCCAGCGAGAGTTTGTTAAATGCCATGGTCGGTATCCTTGTTTGGTGATGCATTTATTGTGATTCAACAAATACTGAAGAGCAAGGTATTTTTGTGTCACAACAAATGCGATACAATGCGCACATGGAACAGACCAAACGATCACGGGGCCGCCCCCCAACACCTCCTGAAGAGCGCCTTGAACAGCGCTCTATCAGGCTTACCGCCGCACAGTGGGCCAAGGTGGATGCGTACGGCATCGGCTGGCTACGCCAACTCATACAGCGTGCTAAGGCACCTAAAGAGTCCCCGCCATCTGACGATGAGTGATCGACAGTGCGTGCATCTGCGCGGATTGCCATGGTGTTAAAGGATTGAAGAATTAAAAACTAATACTGCGGACGGCGAGCGCGCCGGCTTTGTCGTCCTCGTCCCAGAAGGTGGTGTCGCCACTGTAGAAGTGCTGGCTCCAGGCGTGGTTGGCCGAGTACTGCGTAGACGACAGCACCCACTCCTTCGGGATGACCCCATGCAGGCTGGCGTAGACCTGCGCCAGTTGCAGCTTCGCCGGCAGGAAGTAATCGGCGTGCCCTTCGTGCGACAGGTCGGAGCATTTCCGGGCAGCCTGGTAGGCATCCCCGGCCGCCAACAATGCGGCCGTGTTCGCGCGGCCGTCGTACCAACTCGCTGCACCCGGCACATCTTTGCCGTAGCCGCCGTAGGTGACTTCCTTGAAATAGCCGACCTTGATCGGCGGCACGATCAGCCACTCGGGTGTGCCATCTTCCTTGCGGCCCAAGCCACCGTTCACACCACCTTCGCCCGGCCACACCGCGCCGATCGAAGGCACATCACGACCGACGTTGACCGTCATGCCAAGCTGCTGTTTGAACCAGGCCGAAAACAGTTCGTCGGCCGGCACCTTTACCTCTGCGGCGCCGAAACGGCGCGATAAGGTCTGATCGTTGCTCATATGGATGAACTCCAAAAAGTCGGATTTGAAAAAGCGGGGCCGGGACTGCGCCCCTTGCAAACGCCGCGCCCTTGGGGAGCGCGGTCCGAGGGTTACTTGATCGTTAGACCCCCACCCTCTTCCCATTTGGAGAGACTGCGACTCGTAGTCGCCTATTCCGGTCGGGAGGGGTGGGGGTTTGGTTAGGCCGCTTGTTTGCGCAGAGCGGCTTCGTATTGGTCGACGAATAGCGCGAACTGCCAAAGATCCTGTTCCATCTTTTCGATGAAATCATCGTCACGCTTGACTTCCACCATCGTGAATTGCTTGTTGGCCGGCGCGAGCGCGGGACAATACAGTCCCACATGCCACCAGTCGCGACCACATAGCCACATACACCCGAGGGCTTGATCTTTTACTTCGCTGACATCGTGCTCAAGCACAATCGGGCGAAGCTTGTCAGGCGCGATGAAGCACTTGTATTCGCTGCCGCCCTTAGGGTCGATCAGGCCATCAGCGCTTGCGCCGAAAATTCCATCGTCGGTTTTTACGAACCCGGCGCGTTTAACGAACAACCCCGTCAAGGCTTCGTGTTCCATCCTCGCCTCTGGCTCGAGATCATGGCCGCGCTTCATGCTCCACGTTTCGAAGCCTTCGTCGAGAGGCTTCCCGCTGATGCGCTCGATCGCCAATCTGAAGGCGTAATCTTTTGCTGCATCGGACCAGTCACCGATCTTCTCGCCATTTAGTGCGCGAGTGATGATGTCGGACTTCGGCAAAGTTTTGTAGCCAGCGGCCTCTGCAGCGGCTTTTTCGGGCGTTCCCGCGATGCGCAGTGCGACAAAGTATTTTTGCCGTTCGTCGAGCTCGCCTACCTTTTTGCGGATCGTGGAGAACATGCTGGCAGTTATTACGCCCGCCCTGGCCTGATGCCACGACTCTGATCCTTGCGGACACTCAATTATTTGCACTTTGACTCTCCCGTTCGCGCGCCACCTGACGCTGGAAATCGGCCTCCATCTCGGCTTCGTCAGAGCCCGGTTCGCGCTGCGATTCGGTGTCCTTGGCCTGTTCTGCTGCTTTGGCTGGAAGCAGCTTGCTCTTTGCCTCCATTGCAGCCTTGAACGCATCGGACGCGGTGGCGTCTTTGGCGGCATTGATTTCCTGGACGCCTCGTTTCCAGAGCGCTTCGAACTGTTCGCGGGTTGTGATGGCGTTCGCCTCTGCGACAAGTTTTACGCCCAGCGTACTCAACACGGGTTGACCGCCGCCATCCTGACCTGCGAGGTGATCGCGAAGTGTTTCGTCCAACTCGTCCAAATCTTGCGAAAAAATATCGGACGCTGCGGTGACGTTGAGGACCATCGCCATCTTTGCCCGCTTGCAGGCCATCTTGAGGACCGTGTTGGCGAGGTCAGACGGTTCGGTGCGAACCTGATTTGCCTTGTAGAACCCGCCGCCCTGCTTCTTGCCGAACTTGATGCGGCGATGCGTAGCTGGCGTGATCTCGAATTCCTCATCGCAAACTGCGCCGCGCCATTTGTATTTCTCCTCGCCGGTCGAGGCTTCCCCCATTCCCGACCCAAGCTTGGTATCGCTCGTCTGGTGTTTGCCGACACATGTCACTCGGTAACGGATCATGTCTGGTGTAGACAGGTCATCTACCTCGTACTCGTCGGCAATGCGGAATGACATGCATAGGACTTCCGCGCCCGCTTTGTAAAGCGCAGGCTTCGGTGTGCCGGGGATTTTTCCGTAATGCACGTCTGGCTTCATTACCGCGCGCATCACCTCCTGGACGGCTGCGGTATGCGCCACAACCTCCATTGCGGACATTCGGCCAGCATTGACGAGAGCCGCCTGCTGCCGGGGCATTTCGATTATTTCATTCATGGCTTGCGCTCTCCCATGAGCCGCACCACTTCCAGATGGTTGCGACGCTAAAGCCGAGTTCATCGGCAATTTGTTGATAGGTTCTGCCGGCCGCTCTCATGGCGAGAATCTGGTCTTTGAACGGTGCGACGCGCTGCGCCCGCAAGCGAGGTATCAAATCCTTGTTTCCGTGGCACGTCAGGCAGAGCGTCTGAAGATTTTCCATGGAGTTGTCGCCGCGATCCTTGTTTTTGTGATCAATCGTGATCGAGCGATCCCACCTTTCCTTGTGCTCCGCGTCTGTCATGCCGCACTTAACGCACTCATAACCGTCGCGCTCCAGGACTTCTTCGCGATGTCCGCCTGCGCCGTAATTGGCAGTCGTGGAATACCCGCGCTCCTCCGCAAATTTGCGACGACTCTCGCGTTGCCATTCAGACTTTCTCGCTCGCGCTTCCGGTGTAGTCGGATTGCTCATGCTGCTTTCTCCATCCATGCGTGCCGCCCAAGCCAGTGTCGCGCGACCTCATTGCTTACGTCGTAGTGGCTGGCAAGCACAGACAGGATCTCGTCTGCATCCGGGCCGATAGTTTCGAACTGGATCTGCGCACGACGCAGTTGCTCCGCTTCCGCTGCGCGACGCTCCGTCTCAACCCGCTGCTGCTCCGCGAAAACGCGATCGGCTTCTTCCTGAGCCGCTGCAGATTGCTCGGCGGCGACACGCTCTGTCTCGGCGAGTTCGGCAGCCTCTACGGCCTCGCGTGCCTCCCGCTCTTTACGCTCCTGTTCGGCTCGGGCTGCATCGATTTCGGCCTGTTGGCGATCTATCTCCGCCTGTTGTTCGCGGACCAGCTTTGCGTGTGCTTCCTGCTGGGCGCACAACTCTGCAGCGGCACGGTCGCGCTCAGCCTGCAACCGTGCTTCGTGCGCTTGTTGCTCTGCAAGCATTGCAGCTTGTGCTTTGGCGCGAGCGATCCGCTCTTCATCTTCGACGCGCTGGCGCTCAATGGTGGCGAGACGGTCGCGCTCGGCCTGCTCGGCGCGCAGACGCTCAAGTTCGGCACGCTCGGCGACGATTCGGGCCTGTTCGGCTTCGTGGGCTTCCTGAGAGGCGAGCGCATCGTTGAGCTTCGCCAGCGCCGCAACCTTTGCCATCTGAGCTTCGCCGGCAAATTCCATGAACTCTTCAAGAGCGATCTCATGATTCGTCATGGTGTCGATCGCGCCTTGAATCTCGACGGCTGACCGGCCGATGCATTCGGCGGGACAGGTCTTGATCTCATCGATCATCCTGCGGATCAGGTCGACTCGGGCTTTCTCGACAGCGAGCTTCGCGGCTTTTTCGGCTGCGACCTCAGCGTCCCAAGCGTCGCGCAAAGCAAACAGACGCTTTTCTTCGGCTTCGGAAATTTCAAGCAGCCGTGCCACTTCTGCCTTCACGGCTTTGGTGAAGGCCTTGGCGTCTTCGACCGCAGATTCCGAGACTGCAACCAGACCAGTGCGGGACTTCAAAAGCACCATGCCTGCGGCATGCACCTGATCGCGACCGGCCTTACTGTTGACGACCTTGATATCGGCCGTGGACAGCACCAGGGCACGGAGGTTTTCTTCGTGCTCGCTGGATTTAAGGGCAACCGCTGCGCGCTCCGGGACAGTCAATTCTTTGGTTTCGCTCATGTCGAACCTCTTTGAGTAGCCGCCCACAGCACCCGGTTATCCCGATCAGCCCTGTCGGCGGCGTAAAGTGTTAGTACTGCAAGGAGAACCATTCCGGCAAATGTCAGGCGGGGATGGCGTTGGTAGAGGCGGTCGAGTTTTCGGATCATGACGACTCCCGTTTAGCCTTCAGCACAGCCTTATAGCTAGCCTTGGCTTCCTTTTTGGTTGGCGCCCATTCGCCCTTGATCTCGGCGCTGAAGCTCCCCCATCGGCTACCGCGATACATGCGGTATTCCCTAACCCGCCTATAGTCTGGATAGCCGCTGTTGTTCCTCTCCTCGAAGTTGACCTCGGGAATGCCAAGGAACGCGCCGAACGAGTCATAGCATTCGCTGACATCGCAATACTGCTCATAACGTGATTGAGCCTTCGCGAGCTTTACTGGTTCCGGCAACGCCCGAACGGCGACCTCGAGACCTGCATCGGTGACCGCGAACACAATGTCGCCAGTGTCGAGAAACTTCGGCGTGGCCCGGCGTTCCATGAATCCGGCTTGTTCAAGCGCTTCAAGATGGCGCATGTCGCTATGCCCGTGACCGGCCACGAAGTGATTCCGATACGATTCGCGGCGCTGCTCGCTCAGGCCCAGAGTGTGATGCAGGAGGCTGATTTGATAGGGGGTGGGACTCACGATGCCTCTGCGTCGTTCGTATGCGTCGCCCAAACTGCGAATGGCCCGTCTTCGTTGTCACATATGTCAATGAGCCACCAGTCCGGCGGTGGCGAAGGGTCCCATTCCGAAATGTCCGTGTTGCCGTTATCGAAATAGGAAACGTATGCGGGATGCTCCAACGATTCACTTTCGAGATAGATGATCTGCGTCTTGATGCCTGCGCGGCGCTCCAGATCGGCCCATTGCTCTTTTGTGCAATGCTCTGCATCGTTCATTTCAACGTGCCAGAAGTGGATGAGGTCGGGATGGCTCCAATAGCCATCTTCGCAACGGGTGACAGGGACTTTTTGAAGGATGCTCATCACGCCACCTTCACATGCAGGTAAGCGCGAGCCACGCTTGCGGGCAGATAGTGCTGACCAATCGCCATCGGCGTGAGTCCGCGATGCGCGTTGTACTCTTTCGCGCGTTTGCGTTCGGCGTCGTTGCGGGCCACCGTGTGGCGCATCTGCGCTTCCATGCGCTCGGCCTGGGTGATGCGCGCGGTCGTCTGAATCGTGCGTAAGTCAACCATGTGTAGGTTCATGTCACACCTCAATGTAAGAGTCTCAAGACAATGGCGACCGCTATTGCAGCCAGAGATGCAGAAAGGGCGGCGAACATGTGATCAACTGCGCGATAATCGGCCTCGGTCAATTGCCGGACAGGCTCGCGCTGGATACCAATCACGCGACGAACGATCCGGCCGGCGAGGCGGTGGAAGAGGTAGCGGCGCATCAACGATCTCCGGGCAACCGCACATGTCTGACGCCGGGCGCATACATTTCGTCGGGCAATGTCACGCGGCGAGGGGCTGCGTCGAGCTTCGTCCAGTAGGCGTCACTAGCTTCCTGATCGGCTTCGTAGTCCGTCAGGACAACGGGCTCCGGCTCTTCCCATGCCTCGGGTGCTGTGTCGAGCGGCTTGAATTGCCGAAACACTTCGGCATTGTGAAATTTGCCCATGGCTATCTCCAGAGGACAACTATCCGTTTTGCAGAGTTACTTCGCTACGTCGCGCTTACTCGTACCGCCTTCCGCGCGCATCCGCTTTCACCCTGATGGACGATGACTGCCGGGGCGGCGTTCCCGGTACGTCCCAATACGTGCAGGCTCAATCACCGTTCATCAGGGCGGTCCGATAACGGAGACCAAGCGGCAGGCTCTTCCCGCTAGCGGCTTATAGAAACTGAAAGCGGCCGTCGCTTTAAATTTCACGCCTTGACGTTCGCCGTCACGTAATCAATCGCATCCTGAACAGTGACGATCTTCTCGGCGTCTCCATCCGGAATTTCCATTCCGAATTCGTCCTCGATCGACATGAGGCATTCGACTGCATCCAGCGAGTCGAACTCCAGATCGGCAAGGAAAGAATCCTCGCTCCTGATCGACTCAGCCGTTTGGCCGGCGTGGAACGCGACTTCCTTTTTCACGCGCTCCTCGATGCTTCCTTGACGAATTTCGCTCACTTCTTCCTCCCATGCGCGCCGAAGTTGAAAGCCAGCGCCAGTAACGATAAAGCGCTCCAGCCGATCACCACTGACCAAAGCAAAGTTGGGTTGATAGACATTTCGCCTCCTAAGAGGAATCTTTTCCGACAGTGAGAATCGCCCGATCGTGAATGCGAATTTTCTCGATTGGTGTAAGGTGCGATAGCTCGTTGTTGCACTTCGTATGAGCAAGCACCATGTTGTGGATATTGTCCGGACCCTGATACTTCAGGTCGACCAGATGCTCAAGCGTCCGATCGTTCTCCGACATTTCCCGCATGCAGTAGAAGCACAGCGAATGACCGTCTCGAATCAACAGTCGGTCAACGACTTGCTGACGTTTGTCGCGCCTCTTCCTCTTGGTGCCAGGCGTGTATTCCTTCCCGGTCAGGTAGAAGGTTAGAATCGCGCGCATTGGACCGTTCGGCGTGAGTTGGTTTTTCTTGTTGGTGTACAGCACGCCGGTTCCGTTTGCACCGCGGTATCGAACCAATTCCCATTCGCTGGTTGGTTCCAGCACGGCGCAACCGTTCCGCTCAAGCCACTCCTTGAACTTTGCGCGGGCATCCGCCGCACGCAACGCCTCAGTATTCATATCCCCTCCTCAACAACAAACCGATCCCGCATACGCATCGTCGGCGGCTTTCTTCTTCGCAGCTTCGAAACAGCCTGGGCACGATTTGAGATTCACTTCCCATGTCGGCCAATAATTCTTTTGAGTCCGGTGTTCAACGCCCTCTTGGAGAGTCGAACAGTGGTCGCAGCGCTCAAGCGTTCGGACGGACATGGTGCGAGCGCGCCAGGCATCCAATTCTTCGGTTTTCATGTCATGCTCCTGCGGCTATCAATTCAGCCGCGATGGCCCGCAGAAGATGTTCGACAAGCGCCCCGGGCATGAGCGCTTCGAGTTGCATGAGTTTGCGGGCCAAGGTGGACATGGCTCTCTCCTGTTCACCGCCGTGCGTTAGGCTTCGACGATCTCGCCATCAGAATTCAACGCGTAAAAAACCATCGGTTTGATTCCGTTCTGTCCGACGATCACGGCCTTGGCGTGGACGATTCGTCCGTAGATGTCGTCGTTCGGTGCGCCGTCTCGGTACACCAGAAAGAGCGCGGTTCCGTCATTACCCCTGGCCTTCCCTTCGAACCCGGATGCCATCGCGACGGAATGTTTGCCCTTTGCCGTGGCTGCACCGCTATCGCCGCTTGCCGTGGCTGCACCGCTATCGCCGCTTGCCGTGGCTGCACCGCTGTAGCCGCTTGCCGTGGCTGCACCGCGTGAGCCGCTTGCCGTGGCTGCACCGCGTGAGCCGCTTGCCGTGGCTGCACCGCTATCGCCGCTTGCCGTGGCTGCACCGCTGTAGCCGCTTGCCGTGGCTGCACCGCGTGAGCCGCTTGCCGTGGCTGCAC